ATGCTCTCCGAGGGGGAGCCGGGGACGGCCAATAACGAGGCCAACGTCCGCCGGGGCTCAGCGGAGGTGATTGTGGTGCCGGAGTGGACGGACGCCAACGACTGGGCCGGGGCCTGTGATCCTTCAGAGGTGGAGGGGGTCTGCATCGGCTACCGGTTCGGGAAGGAGCCGGAACTCTTCATCGCCGATGAGCCCACGGTGGGGTCGATGTTCACGAACAAGGCAGCATTATTTCGAGAAGATGACCTCTACCTTTCTATCGTCGAAGGCGTAAACCACCTCGAAGAGGGCCATGAGTTGTTGCTTCAAGCCCTTTCTGTCCAATCTGTCCCAGGACCGCACTACCTGATCGATAATCGCCCGAACGTTCTCCAGACTCTTTCTCCGCTTCAGATGGTCCTCGGCCTCGGCGACGATCTGCCTGAGGTCCTCCTCCTCAAGCTGTAGCCTCTGCCTGTGGATTGCGTACTCCTCGAGCGATATCTCGCCCTTCTCGTAGGCAATGAATTGGCGTTCACGCCGGTCATCTATCTGCGATAGCTCTTCTAGCGCCCGCTGCCTTCTCCTCTGGACCTCCTCCCTGGTTTGTGCGTCTTGGGCAGCCATGGCCGCCTCGAGGAGGGAAGGATCATCGACGTAGCTGCTGAGTACTCTTAGGAGTTCACTCATCAGCTGGTCCTCGGCTTGGTGATTGCTTTGGCAGAAAGCGCCTCCGCTATCACTGTGCATCCCGCAAGAATAGTAGATGCCGCTCTTCTTCTTTCTGACACTCATGGTATAGTGGCAGTGACCGCAGCGCAGAAGGCCCACGAGAAGTGCCTGGGATCCCACGGCACGCCCCTTGAATTTCTTCCTCTTGTCAGTCCGGCGCTGAACTTCCAGCCACAACTCCCGATCGACGATGGGCTCATGCTTTCCCTCAAAGAGCTTCCCGGAGTAGGGGACGTGTCCGGCGTAGGTGGGGCGGCGCAGGATGCGGCTTACCGTAGAATTGACCCAGGGTGGCTTGCCTCCGGGCCGGGGGATCCCCAAGAGGTTGAGTTCCTTGGCTATCATTCGGTTGCTCTTTCCCTCATAAGCCAATTGATAGATCCGCCGTACGACCTCAGCCTCTTCGTCCACCACCTCGAGAATATTCTGACCGGCGGTGTATCTGTAGCCGTAGGGCGCGGTCTGTCCGCCCCAAAAGCCCTTCTTTACCCGGGCCAACATGCCCATGTTCCGTCTGCGCACCCGCAGGCGATTCTCTATCTCCGAGAGGATCCCCGTCATGCCCTCCACGATGAGGGCGGTATCGGTGACCTTCCCCGGGTGCTCTGAGGGTTCCACTGGTTGGTTCAGAGAATAGACCTGCACCCCCTGCTCGCGTAGCCGGGTGGAGATCTGCACCCGCAGGCTTTCAGTTCGAGCCAGGCGGTCCCAGTCCCGGACCACCACCAGGTCTATCTTCCCCGCCTCTGCCATCTCGACCAGTTGCGCCATCTGAGGGATCTCCCTCATGGCCTGGTCGAGCCAGTTGATGCTCCGGCTCTGGCCGGGAACGACCAGGGGCTCGGCCACCTCTTGCCAGCCGCGCTCTTCGATCACCTGACGGGCTTGCTCTATCTGAGCGGGGATCGATTCTTTATCGTTTTGGGCCTGCTCCTTGGTGGAGACGGCGGCCCAGATGATGGATCTAAGGTTCATCTTCCTTGCCAGCGAAAGAGTATCCCTGGCGGTGGTGCGTGATAATGACCCTGGGAAGCGCTGGATCTACCTCTGTCTTGTTGCGAAGACGGAGGATGTATTGTCGCAGATGGTGGATGCTCTTGCTGCGGTTGCCAGACGACATCGCCTCTAGGAGTTCCCCATGACTGACGATCCGTCCTCGGTTGCGAACTAGGCACGTCAGTAGGCGATGCTCGGTTGGTGTCAAGTGCATATTGTTATCCCCAGATATGACTCATTTGGCCCTAGTTGAATGATCAACTTCTGTCACATGTGGGTTGCGAAGCCCTTGAATCTCGTCCCGTGAGGCAACTCTCCTGCTGGAACCATAGACCATATCCATGTAGGATTTGAATCGTCGTGCGATGTTCCGGTCGGAGATGAAGATGCCCAGAAGTTCTTCGGGCCGAGGCGTGGGAAGTGCTACGACAACGCCGTGGTCCGTGAGGCAAGTGTTGCCGATATCGGACTCCTCTGTCCAGGCGATGAAGACATTTGGTTCATCCACAAGTCGAGATAGATGGTCACAGAGTTCTCGCGTAATCGGGGTCGTCAAGATTATGCGCCAGTAAGGAACCCCTTCTTTCACCCTCTCTTCGATAGCAGATAGGTAGGGGATTTGACTTGATCTACTGCCGGAAGCCACGATATACGATTCGGCACGCTGGATGATTGATACCAGAGCACTCACCACTTGCGATTGTTCAGTGAGATACATAGTCCTTGGAAGCCTGGCATCAAGGATTCGTTGGACTTCGACCTGTCCTCTGGCCAGTTGAGCTGAGACAAGAATGTAGAACAGCGCGATGCCGATAACCGGTAGAATCAAGGCGCCATGTACGATGTCGCGTGACATGTAGAAGCGGTAGCCTTCGACGACTATCGGCACTAAGATGGCGGTTAGTACGACCAGGTGTTCTCGCCACTTCATGGATTCCCTCTCCCATTGTAAGGGGTCGGTCGCTTCGTCACCTCGGCCACACCCTCACATTCCTTCTCCCACTCTGCCACCAGATGGTGAACGCCCGTTCCGGATGATTGAAGTCCAGCTCGCTCTCTCCCACCTGGAGGATGGTCACCTGCTAGTTGTATCTGTAGATCCTCGGATGATACTTGTGCTCCAAGACGGCTAACCAGGTGATGCTCCCAATGAGGGCGATGGTAAGGAAGATGGCCCAGAAGGGTCTATCCATTAGTCTCTGCTGAGCCCCCGTATAATGATCATCTCCTTCACAAGAACCTCGTAAAGTTGAACGAGTTCATCGGCCGACATGGGTACACCAAGGGCTTGGCATACCGCCAGATCGAAGTTCAAGCGTTCCCGAGAGGGCTGGACGGGTTGATCGAGAGCCCTCCACAGCCGTTCTTGCACATCACGGCCACGCTCTCGCGCCCAGAACTCCTGGTATCGTTCGTCAAAGCGGTCATCCAGCTGGTTGCGAAGGGCGGGAAACTGAACCCCTCGGCGTTCCTCGAAAACGCTGGCAAGCGGATCGATCACATCCGTAGTGGGAAAGAGATTCATTTCATAGAGATCGTAGAAACGGATATGTATATATCTTCCCGTGCTTTCCTCCTTCAGCAAGAAGAACTGTGCAAGGAAAAGCGCCGAGTTCAAAAGGACACACACGGCCCGGGCACGCTGCAAATCTGGTTCGAGAATGACATTCATCTGGTTGGAGGGAGAAATGGGATCCTCTGAAAGGAAGGCAGCCAGGTTGGTCGAAGGAGAAAAAGGATTGATCCGGTTAGCTCCCACCAAATGTGTCGTGGTCCTCTCCAGATCAGATTGGAGATTGGTCCAGAAATCATCCCAATTGAAGTCCCTTCTTGGCTGAAAGCCAACTGCACGGCAGACCCGGTTTAGCTCAGCGTAAGGTTCATGAGCAATGTAGTCCCACCTGGCGGTTATGTCCATGGTTGAGAGCCCGATCGGGGTGCGCAAAGTTGGGGTGAGGGCAGTGCGCTCAATTTCGTAGTGTGCGCCGAGGGGGGATTCTGCTCTAATGAAAGATGGATCTTCGTTAGAGAAGCGGAGAAAAGCTTGCTGGACGCGGGAATCATTTGAGTGACGCGTGAGGAAGAGAAACTTGGAAACCCCTTTCGGGACTGGACGATAGCCCTCTCGGAAATAGCCATCAGGGAATGCCTGGAGGCTTCCCGAGAACTTGTTGGCGAAGGAAACAAGGGTATCTCGATGACGCAGGTCAGTGACGCCGCAGAACCACATCAGGTTTGTGAAGCGTGTCTGGATTTCCGATAGAGCGTGGGAGTCAATATCAAGGTCGTCGGATCGCAGACGGCCATGCTCCCTCACGGCGCAGGCAACCAGGTGAGGTTCATCCTCAGTGAGTCGGGTCAAGTCTTTCTTGACCAGACAGAATCTGACTTGATGGTCGGACCTGGGGCGCTGCTTGCGAGCCACGAAGAGAATATCGCGGTACTCAGCCCATTCGGAGAAACCATAGTTGCGAGTGGCCTTGAGTATGTATAGAGGGGTCCACTCATCGAAAAGGATCCGGCGTACCCTTTCGCTCTCACGTCCGCGGAGAACGTTGATGGGGATAACCGCACCAAACATGCCGTCATCCTTGAGGAGGTTGTCAGCAAGCACGACAAAATGCCCCCACAGACCGACCTCACCACCGCATCGGTCGCGAAAACGCTGCATGTCCACGAAATCCTGGATGCGTCGCTCGACCTTGGTGAAGGGAGGATTCATCAGGATGATGTCCACCTCAGGCAGAGAGACCTCGTACAGCTCGCCTGAGGTCGTCCGTGCGGTGGGCGCCACGGGGAACATGTCCAGCTGTATTCCTTCTTGATATACCATCCCAGGTCCTAGCTCAAGGCTATCGCCCTGGATCATCTGGGTACGTTGGATGGTGGTGGTTACGTCCAAGGCAGCCAGGTTGGCCGACGTCAGATGCAGGGCAAAAGGCATGATATCTGCGCCAAAGATTTCCTCCTCGCAGAAGCGCCGATGTGGACTACCGGCCAGGCCCTCTTGGTGGAAAAGGCCTTCCTTGCGGCGGTAGGACGACACCAATATAGTGCCTGACCCGCAGGCCGGATCGAACACGATTTGGCCGCTTTGATCAATCGCAAGATCGGCTAGAATGTCAGCAGCTTGAGGCCGAGTATAGAAAGCAGCAAGCATCTTGCGGATCTCACTTGGCATGAGTTCGTGGAAGATGCGCCCGGGTAGCTCGTAGCGGACGCGCTCAATCTCCAGGCCCCAAATGAGATCGAAGGTGTCCCTGAGGAAGGTGTCAGGGATCGCATCGAGCACATTGACCTCGTAGATCGGACGATAGTTGATATCGAGGATGCGTGCGAAGGCCCTCCGTAGGCTGTGGTGCGACGCCGGCACCACGGGATCGGTGAAAAGCGTGGGGCGTTCGGCGAACAAGAGACGGAGAAACAGGATTTGGCTCATTAGGATATACGAGGCCAAGAAGCGGGCTACGGCTTCGGCTTGACCTCGCTCCAAATGGCCCAAACCCATCAATAGCTCCGGATCTGTAACAATACGAAGCACATCGGTCTCATCTAGAGCGATATCTTCCATCATCTCTGACACCTGCTGCTGCAACAAGGAGATGACGAGAGGCAGTGAGTAGTAGGTTCGCTCACGTCGCTGGAGACGAGCCAACACCTCTGTGGTTAGGAAGGTGATCACGCCGGGGAATGGCCGGTCTCTAACCTCGTCTTTCACTGCGCCAGCATCAACGAGAGCAGTGACTCTCGTGTTCTGGACAGTTGCCTTGACTGCCTCCTCGGTTACGTCAATCGTTCGCACAAACTCAGGCAAGAGCACGAGCATGCCAAATTGGATGCCGCTGTCATCCTTATGACGCAAATATTGGACGAAAGCACTTTTGATGGTTCTAGCATCCTGTCCAATCTTCACGGACAGAAGCCAACGGCGATCACCGAGTTCAAAGACAATATCCGGGATAGAGTCATATGAAACTTCCTGAATCCCGGTACCGCCTGCCTCGCAAATAACGTCTATGAGGGCGGGATAGAATGTGGGTTCAGTCACCCTTGGTTTCGGCATCCTTCAGGATCCTCCTAACCTAGTACGCTCACCATAACGCCCACCTGGCTCTCCTTCCCCTCTCACCCTGCCGCAGAAGAGGTGGGCTACACCTCCACCAACCTGGGCTCGCCCCAAACTGCCCAATTCCAACGGGGTTCCCCCTTCGCATCGGTCCGAAAAGAGACCTCTAACGCACCGCTAAAAGGCGTCAATCCAGGAACCCGTTTGAATTCGGACCATCCAACTTCATCCCTTACCTCCCGGAAGACACGGCCCTCACTGACCCAGATTTCAAACTCAATCTTGTTGCCCGACACTGTGTGAAACCCGGAGACTTGCTCTTGTCCTGTCGTTTCGTCGTGCGTTTTATCGAGTATTCCGGTGAAGAATTCCAATTGGACCTCTCCGACGTGCCCTGGGATCTGCTCGACGACATACGTTAGAACCGTCTGACCATACGCCCGCGGATGCTGAAAGATCGCTGGTTTCACTGTTGCCACCGCCAGTGCTCTCTGCATCACCTGAATGTGCTCCGGCTTTTCATATGATTTCCTTGTCGTGGGATCATTGAAATGTTTGATGAAGTCGTAGTGCCAGAGACCCTTGGGTACGGCCGGTGTCCCCAACCTCTCCTCTACACGGACTAGCAATCCAAGGGACGACGGACGAGTTATTGCGAGGAGACGAACTGCTGCTAGAGCCATGCACACAATTCCGAGCACCAGCCCTGTGGCTATACCCGCAACGAGAAGATCTTGGATTTGTCGCTGGAGGAGGTATAGCAAAACGCACACCGCCGCCAAGGACGCAAGGAACAGGGGATTCTGCAGTACAAAGCGGATTGCGAGCTCGGATACCGAAACGGCCAGCCTGAGAAGCCGTGGGCCCAGTCGCGCGCGCCAGCCAAGAAGGGCGCTAAAGAGGAGAGAACACCCCCCGATGAAGCTCAGAAAAGTGATGCGTTCTGGATCCGAGGCCCCTTGCAAGAATTCATACGCCGCCAACGCACACATTATTACCGTGACGACAGCTGTTATGATCACAGCATAGAATGATATGTCTTCCCTGGTCATCAATCCATTGGCTCCGAGTTCCTAATCCCTACATGGTCCCACTTTCTTCCGCCCAGGTCACCAGATGGTCCGCCTCCTCCAACCCCGCCTACTTCCCGAAGACTACTCCTTCAACCACGTCGGATTTAGAGACCAAGTATCTTCTTCGCCGTCTCGCTGGCTATCTCTATGAAGATCTCACGGAAGGCAGGTGCCGCCTCCTTGCCCACTTTCGTTAGCACTTTTTTCCATCTCGTAGCAGCGACAGTCGCCCTCGGCGTATCCGTTACGATGTCATCTAGATCCTTGGCCAAGACTACCTTTTCATCCTCCGTTATACCTTCAAGTTCAGTAACCAGTTCGCGGGCGGCCTCAAGTCCTTTTGCAGTCCACGGATAAGGAACTCCACAGTTGTGGCAGAATGCGGGTGCCGACATCATTCCCCCACCAATGACAGCGACTCTGGGCACGACATAATCTCCCCGGATATGGACATTACACTTTGGGCACGTGATAATCGTGGATTCCCCGCACTTGTCACAGAACTTCGCGCCTAGCTCAGGGGCGCGTTTGAGCATGGCAGTATCGTACCAACTTCGTCCCATATTTGACCTCTCCTACTACGTCGTATCAGCTCTCGCGCCACACACCTCTAACTACGGCTCCCCCTCCTCCACTCCACCACCACGCCGAGGATCCGCGGGCTCTGAGAACGGCGTCGCCTACCCTCTTTACCTCTTGGATCGTCTCCAGCCCGCAGCAATGGCTTCCTCCTCAGTACAGAACCAACGCTCGCCATATTCGGGACGGATAATGGTTGCCTCGTAGAATTCTCCGCCCGGGACATGGTAGATCTTTTCGCCGGTTTCAACCGAGATGTTGCCTTTGATGTCGCACCCCAGAATGCGTTCGACACAACCGCCCCAACATGACACTAAGGATGGCGGTTCTTCTGATGGTGGTACTTCCCTGCCACCGCGCGGACCCAAAGGTACTACGATGAGTTGACCGGCGTATATTTGGGAAGGATCGCCGATCTCGTTGATTGCTATGATGTCACCAAGATCTGCGCCGTATTTGTTGGCAATCTTTGAAAGAGTATCACCAGGCTGGATCTCTACAAAGACCCCTACTAGTCCCTCAGTAAACTCGGCCATCCATTCACTGGCCTGGCGTTCAAATTCCTTCTCAAATTCCTCGTCGAACGGAAAGGGCGTACAGGTCGGTGGGGGTGTATATGTGGGATAAGGTGTATACGTGGGATACGGCGTAGGCGGCGGATACGGTGTGGAAATTGCTCTGGCACATGCTATGAGGAGAGTGATGATGCCCGCCATCAGCACCAATTTCCTCTTCATCTATACTCCTTTCTTGACTCGGCCACCACGCCGAGGATCCGGGCGTCTTTCATTATCCCACCCGCAAGGGAATCACTTCCATGCCCGCTTCCCAAGGAGCTCGGCCTGCCTTCTTGCGGTTGCAAGAAGAGCACGCAGTCACTAGGTTGCTCAGAATGGTCGGGCCACCTTGATTGACCGGGATCACGTGATCTATATCCAAGGTCTGCGCTCTCTGGCTGCAATAACGGCAGACATAATTATCTCGTTCAAGAACCTGCTTCCGGAGTTCATCGGGAATGGGTGGCCTGGGGAGCGGGCCGGAGGATTCAATCGATTGAGCGTAGGCTTCCTCCCAAGGTTGTCCGTATAGTCTTCCCAGTACCTCTCTTGCTCGCTCGGTAGTCGCAGGGTCTAACAAGTTAGCGCGCAAAAGGCGCTCTAGTTCCATTGTTCCCTTCGGCGTGGCGATCCATTCTCGCAACCGGTCATTGATGTCCGCTCCCTCCTTAACCAGCTCAGCGAGTTCTTCCTGTATACGCGCCCGCAAGAGCGGGGTTCGCATGAACTTCACATAGAAGGCGAGTAGCAGGAAGATAACCGCCTCAATAGTGATGCCCCAAACAACTACCAGACGTGCTTGCTGACTTAGGCCAGCGATCATCAATCCGGCTGTCGCACCAAGGAATGCTAATAAGGGGATCCCAAGTACGCCAAATGATTGCTTCCACGGTCGGGTTTGCGTTTCGACATCCTTGAGCACACTCTCTGCAAACTCTTCTTTCAATCGATCATAGTCCAAAACCTTCGCTTTCTCAGGAAGTTCAAAGCGCTCTAAAGGCTTCCCTCGTATCCGTTCCAGAGCTTCCTGTGTGGGCTTACATAGAGGCAATGATAGAAGCCCCGAACGGAGGAGCCTCTCTAGCTCCACTGCTTTTTGAGGCGTGGATACCATTTCTACTAGGTACGTATGCTCTCTCTCTTTCAACTCATTGACCGCTTCATCATGATAGGCTATAGATTTTCGGGCTTGGGTAGTGGGTTTTAGAATTGTTTCATTAAGCAGCCAGCAGAAGGCAAAAAGCCCTACGGGGATGGCGAGGACCAGAGGGATATCTTTGATCGCCTCTGTGGGTCCTTCAATAGCTTTGCTCACGCTGCTTACAACATACAGCAGGAAGCAGGCTATAATGGCCGCTGACACCATATTGCCCGAACAACCAATTCTCCTTCGTTTGCTCATGGCTTCTCTCTATAGGACCCTACCACTACTCCCAAGATCCGGGCATCCTTTAGACGCAGGATCGGATAACTCTCATTACCAGCTTGCAGATACGGGCCCTTGGCGTCTTCCTTGTATATCCTCAATACCACTTCCTCGTCCTTTCGAGCCACCACTATGTCACCAGGGTGTGCCTGACGTTTGGCATCCACGAAGATGATATCGCCATCGAGGATCCGGCGTTCGATCATCGAGTCTCCCTTGACACGAAGGGCGTAGGCGCCATCTCGCTTCTTGATCTGCTCGACAGAGCAGGGGTAGAACTCCTCGGCTTCATGCTCTTCTTGCCATTCCGGGTAGCCAGCCGGCACAGTACCGATTAGAGGTAGCCATACCCATTCGCCGGAGTAGGGGACGACTTCCTCAAGGCGCTGGCGCGCTTGTTCCAGTTCTTCCCGGGCTTTGCGGACTTCCGCGGCGATTTGATCCTGATTGCTCTCTCTGCCAAGGAAGTAGTTGATGGATACTCCATAGTGATCAGCAATTCTCTGTAGGGTTTTCAAAGAGATAGGCCGTTCCCCACTCTCATAGCGACTGATTGTGACCCTAGAGTATCCCAGTAGGCGCGCCAAGTCCTCTTGACTCTCCCCCCGGTTTTCTCTCAACTGCTTTAATCTTGTACCGATGAATCGATCTTGGTTCATTTTTGTTGACTCCCTGTCACTATTTTAGCACACTTTTGCTCTAAAAGAACATATAAAGGGGCTTGACAAGCCGTGACAATTATGATACAATGTAGGTGACAGCACGGGACATCTATTATTTTGCCTGAAAGCGTACCACAGAGTAACGCCCAAGGTGACAGAAGAGGGGATTATGGCTCAGAAGACCTATCGGATGAGGCAAATCGAGAAGCATCGGGGCAAGCCCATCGAGGAGATTCTGGAGGAGTTGTGCGAGAAGCACGCTCTTCTGGAGGACGCAGCTGCAGAGCTCGGGATAGACCAAAGCACGCTCTACATCTGGCTCATGCGATTCGGCTTCGAGAAGCGATGGGTGAAGCCGGAACCGGCAGAGGAGCGGCCATGACCCAGGAGAAGAACCTTGCCATCGAACCCTGTCATGAGCAGCGTCTCCGGATAGCGAAATTCTTCGTCTGGGCTTTCGAGGAGTTGACCGATGGGAAAGAGGAGGAAGGCGTTGGAGTCCTCTCTGGAGCTGCTGGAGGATCAGCACTTCCAAGCAGTCGAGGCGATAAAGAGTTATCACCGCCTGGCAAGCACTCTTAGAGATCAGCTGGTGACCGGGGAATGTTTGGAACTCTTGGACGATCTCGGAGAGGAGATTCAGGCCTGGGCATGTTACAGCGAATGGACTTATCGGAATCCGGAGGAGTGGCCGACCTACATGGACGAGCGCGAGTTCGCAGCCTTGGAACGCCTACTTAGGAGAGAGGCAAAGTGATTGGAAGAATGGACTGGGAAGAGCTGCCCTGGACGGGAAAGTTGCTAATAGGGGTCTTGTTCTGCCTGACCAAGTGGGTATGGTCGTTCGTGGCCCTCTGGGAGAGTGCGGGATGGAGATGATCACCGAAGAGGAGTTAGCCATCAAACCCCTTTATGAGCGTGGCCATTATTGCAAGGTCTGCAAGCGGGTGACGCTCCACCGCTATCTTGGGCCCCAACGGGACAAGAACGGAGAAGTCGCCCTTCATCTATGGAATTGTACCGGGTGTGGGGCCACCGTCTCTCTGGATTCACCGGAGGACGTGGCCCTTCGTTGCTTCAGGCGCGAGACCCGCAGGATGCGAGATCGGCGAACCAAGAGAAGATACGGATAGAAAGGAGGGGAAGATGGCACCGTTCTATGTATGCGCGAAGTGTGAGAACAAGTATGTGCCTCGCACCACAGGTCTCGGAAGCGAATTGAGACCTGAGAAAAACCATGTCTATGTAATCGAGATGGCTGACTTCGGGCCGTACAAGGTATGGTTTGCAGACCTGTGGATGTGTCCGAAGTGTGGGCACAAGGTAATCGCAGGCTTTGCCCTGGAGTGCATCGCCGAGCATTACCAAGATGGCTTCCGGGAAGTCTTGGAAAAGGCGAAAGCCAGCGCTAACGTCTACTACTGCTAAGGAGGTGAGAGAGCATGTGGACAATTGATCCCGGGATCCCAGAGGTCGAGGTCACCGAAGAGGAGGATTTCGTACACCTGCGCCTTGGCGACCAACACGAGGTCTTCTCTGCCTACGGTGCGACCATAGAGAGTCTTCGGGAGGCTGCATTGGCAATGGTAAAGCAAGAGGCCCAGATCCAGCATCTCTGCTGATCGGGGCCCCCGATGAGTTGTACCAGCGTGGGGCGCTGGTATCCCCAGTATAGCATGGGCAAGGAGGCTTGTCAAGTGCCAACCCTTATGAAGATTACCGAAGACATTCGAGCCCTGTCCGTCCACCTCGAAGCGGAGGATGAGGAGGAGGCCAAGGAACACCTGGCTGTCTTCCTCTCCGCCCAGGAAGGGCTATTGGCACAGAAGGTGGATGCCTACGTTCGGGTCGAGCGGAACCTTGAAGCCATCGCCAAGGCGAGGAGAGAGGAGGCGCGACATCTGACCGAGATGGCCCGGGCCACGGAGAACTCCGTCGCTCGCCTCAAGGAGGCCGCCAAACGAGCAGCGGAGAGGTTAGGGCGGGATAAACTAGAAGGCAAGGTCCACACGATCACCGTCGCCAAGGGGGAAATCCCTTCGGTGGAGATCACCTCGATCGCCGACCTGCCCGAGGAGTTCAAGGAGACGGTGATCAGCTACAAGCCCAAGAGGAAAGAGATCGCAGCGCACTTCCAGAAGACCGGGGAGATCCTGGAGGGAGTGCGCATTGCTTTTACGAGGAGGGTAATTTTCAGATGAAAGCGCTAGAGAGAATCAGAGGCATAGTAGGCAACGACCTGCTCATGCTCTTCGGGGACACGGGAAGTGGAAAGTCCAAGATCTGCTACGCGCTGGCCAAGGAAGCTGTAGAGGCCGGGCAGAAGGTGATCTTCCTGGACACCGAGAGGAACCTTTCCAACGGAGAGATCAAGGAGCTGGGAGCCTCCTATATCTATACCCCCATCTTCGCGGAGATCAAGAAGCGCGTGAGCGCACTACCGCCAGCCGACTTGATCATCGTTGACTCGATCGGTCTCCCGGTGCTCATCCAGTACAGCCGAATGAACATGAGGGAGCGGCTCTACGCTCTCCTCGAGATGGCGACGATGCTGGGTGATCTGAAAGACTGGACGTTTCGGAACAACGCCCTGGCCATCGTGACCAACCAGCCCACCTCCGAATACATGCCGGAGGAGAAGCGTAAGACGGGCCGCAAGGTCTGGGGGCTGGCCAATGGCAGGGAGCCCTTTGGCGGCAAGTCGAAGCACGTGGCCAAGGAGATCTGGTATCTGAACCGGATATCGGGGGACCGACGGGGCACCAGGATCGTTATGATCGCTTTTCGTTCCCGCGAACTCGCCTCGGGCCTGATGGTCGCGGAGGGCAAGATCACGGATGCGGGCTTGGCTCTCGATTTCAAGCTGGGCCAGCCCGTCTCCGATGACATGGTTCAGGCCCTCCTAGAGGAGATGACCGTGGCCCAGAGCGAGCAGGAGCTGCAGGCAATAGGCGAGAAGCTGCGCAGCCTGAGTCCTAACTTGACCATCGAGCAACGCAACAGGCTACGCGACGCGTACCGTATCAGACGCGATCTACTCCAACGGCCAGCAGAGGAACCTTTCGAGGAGCGAGGGGAACCAGCAAAGGCCGAGGAGGTCATACATCAGGCCCAGGAGCAGTTGGAGGAAGTCTTGGCGGAGGCCGAGGCTGAGCAGGCCGCAGAGGACGAAGCTCGCGCCCTCAAGGAAGCCCAAGCCACGGGGATGACACTCCAGATGGAGGACGTGGATGAACTGTGGCCCTACGCCAAGGCTAAGGGCATCCCGGATGGCATCGTGCATGAGGTCTTAGAGCAGACGGGAGGGGCCGTAGAGGAAACCCTAGAGCGCCTCAAGGAGAGATACGGGGAGTGAAGGTGGCGTCCAACAACGTCCTGGAGAAAGCCAAGCGGCTCTGGCGGGACAACGCGATCACTCTTGACTATTTCGATGACCGTCGCGTCGACGCCCAGGTCATCGGTGACCATGGATCCTATCGGGTCAGGATCTGGAAAGACGGGCGAGCGGATCCGACACCGCTCTGCGAATGCCAGGCGAACGTGGTCTGGTGTTCCCATGCCCGGGCCATCTACCTGTTATGGCGCTGGCAAGTCCGCCCTTGGTGGGTGAGGTTCTACTGGTGGCTCTGGATCTGGTTCGCTCGAATCTTTCTCAGGAGGAAAGTCGCACCATGGAACTAGAAGGCACGATCAACGGTATCAGGTTCAAGCCTAAGGGCAAGCCGCAGGAGATCGTCTGCACCGTGACTCTTGAGTGTCGGCCGACTGAGCTGGAGGCGGGCAGGCTCTCGCGACTGGCGGGCAAGGACATTACTGTGACCATCTCCTCCCGCCAAATCGAACTCCCCTTGAGGGAAGCGCAGCCGGCTCACGTGGTCACCGATATTGATTGATCCCGGATCGCCGCCGGGAATCCAGGTGGTTTGGGGCCAGGCCGCCTGGCCCAGGGGACACTTCTTGTCCTCTGGGCGCGGGGAAGTGGGAGAGTCCTGGTAAGTCGTAGAAGCCCCCGGCGAGTCAGAGCAGCCAGGCGCAGATAGGCTCGCCCCCCGCGCCGAGAGGAGAAGGATGAAGAGACTGATCTGGAGACTGCTATCGCGCATCGGCTTTGACCGGCGGAAGAAGGTGCCGGGCAAGTGGGCCTATCCGGAGCGCAGAGGAAAGAAGCGATGAAGTGGTCAGGACCCAAGAATCGACACCAACTGCCCGGTGATCCGGGACCCCTTACCAAACTCTTCTGGGCCCTGGAGGACTGGTGGCGATCCCTCGACCTCATCGACCGGCACTCAATTCTCATAATGCTCGGCGGCATCTTGCTTTGCGTGTGGCTGAGATTCTTGGGGAATTAGGCATTTCTGTTACAAACCATTACTACCGACCTTAGAGGAGAGAAACGATAAAGGTTAGGGATATTACTTCAGAAGAGATAGAGGCCCTCAGAGAGAGTGTCAGAAGGGCTTACGAGGCTTTGGGCTCGTGGCACACGGTAGGGCGCAGAGTCTTAGCCAAAAGTGGCGCCTATGCCTGGCGGGTCGCCAATCAACCGGACTTCGTCCCAAGTGCCCAGGCCGTATACCACTGGCGCGAATTCTGGTCCACCCTTCCGGGCCAACCCTGGGAGTCAACCCCCGAACTCAAAGAAAGAGCCTGGGCCATCATAGGGCAGCGGTGGGGCCCCGAGAATGCCATCTCGGTCAGACACCTGGCCTTTCTGCTATCAGTTGACCCTAGACGGGCCAGGGGGACCGTGAGGGCCCTCCGCAAAGACGGCTACCCCATCTGTACGGTGCTATCCCCAAAAGGGGGCTACTTCCGCCCTCGCACCCTGGAGGAATACCGGCATTGGCGCAATCGTACTCTTTGGAGTAGGGCCGCGGACATCATAGACACTTGTGGGGCTCAGGAGATGAACGAGGCCAAGTGGTTTCCATCCGATCAGCCCCAGCAGTTATCGTTAGCCTTAGAGGAGAGCGAGTTGATACTACAGCAGCAGGACGCCGGGTAAGGCTGCTTTGACAAACTCCCGGCGACGCGAGGGGCTTCCGATAAGAAGGTGCGAGGGAAACGGCCCCTGACACTCCGGAAAGACGGAGAAGGTGTAGGGGAGGAAAAGAGGTTCGGGTTAAGCGGGATCCGCCCGGTACAGCGGAGAAATTGCCTGGAGGGAACTTACCCGAGGGAAGAGAGGGGACTGCACGCTGATAGGGGGAAGAACACCTAAGTGGCAATTCTCCTTCACTTGCATAGAGCGGGAAACGGATGGCACAGGTTCAGGATCGGCGACAACGGAGATCCGACAGAGTTCAAGATAGCAGTCCTGCGGCTCAAGGAGATGATCCCTTTGGGCCAAAGGAGATGGGTGAGAGAGATAGCATTCTGGGAGGTTGCGCCTACGCTCGACAATGAGAGAGCGCTGTATGCGATCTTCGAGAACGGTCCCCGGCATTTCCCGCTGAAGACACAGTTGAGGCTCTTTTGAGACGTTGAGGTTGCTGTGACAGACATGATTAGTTTCGGTGGTGGAGTGAACAGTGTTGCAATGACGGTCCTCCTCGTCAAGGAAGGCTGGCAGGGGCCCATCGTCTTCGCCGACACCGGCGGGGAGTGGCCGGAGACGTATTGCTACATGGACTACTTCGAGGAGGAATTCCTGGCACCTCGATCGCGGACGATCATGCGACTAAGCCCAGGATCAGAGTACCATCGAAGCAAGGCACAGGTTCCACTTGAGGAATACTGTCTCGAGGCAGGAATTGTCCCCCTGGTATTCGCCCGCTGGTGTACGGACCGGTGGAAGGTGACGCCACTGCTTAACTGGCGTAGACAGCAGGACATGGAGAAAATGTTGTTGGCCATAGCCGCAGAGGAGGCCCATCGGGCGAAGCCACGCCCGTTCCGCCAGTATCCCTTGGTCGACCGATGGATCGACAGGGATGGGTGCATGGAGATCATCCAGGACCAGGGGCTTGAACTGCCTCGGCGATCCAACTGCTTCTTCTGCCCGTTCCAGCGCATGAGCACCTGGCGCGATCTATGGACTTTGCACCCGGATCTGTTCGAGCGTGCCGCCGCTATGGAGAGGAACGCAAGCGCGAAGGTGGGCAAGAGATTCACACTCATACCCTCAAGGCCGGACCTGGGCCGGATCGCTCCTACGCTTGACGAACTGAGAGTCGGATACGAGAAACAGATGGAATTGCCGGGATTCGAGTATGGATACCTCCGGGAGTTCCAGGGGTGCGTATGCGAACTATGAATGATCGTCTTGACTTCACCGCCATCATTTTGGTCATCTCTTTCGCCATGGCCTCACAAAAGGTGGACTGGGAGTGGCGGGTAAGGTTGCCGCCGGGACCGCCCTCTCAGGCCACCGTCATCGTGCTCTCCCCACCTGCCCAGGAGGATGGCTTCTTGAGGAAGGAACCTCGACCCGATACCAACGATCTCGGTTTATGGGTCCTCTTCCTCGATGGCCGAGTCGAGGGGCCGATGACCTTCAAAGTGACGGCCTACAACGAGCACGATGGACATACCCCTGGGACAATCACCGCCTCTGGCCTTCCGGTTATGGCTGAGATCACCGCGGCTTGCGGGCCAGAACTGGAGTTCGGCGCTGTGATCGTGCTGGAGAACGGTATGATAGTGCGATGCCTGGACCGGGGAGGCGGGATCGGCGAGGGGGAGCTGGATATCTACCTCGCTGATCTGAGCGAAGCGGAACGGTTCGGAGTTCAGGAAATCAAGGGGGTAATAGTGAGATGAGAAAAAGATACAAGCACCGATGTCGATGGCTCTACCAGCCGAAGAAGAAAGCGGGTCACTACGACCGAAAGGCATGGCCCAAGGCCACACTCTACTGCTGGCAGACGGGCAAGAATATCAGAGAGAGGGAATGCACCCCCTGCCTTCTCGCTCGCCTAATCACGGTCAAGAGCTACATGGTCAATAGCCTTCCGCACAAGCAGCCCATGACTCTGGCTGAGTGGGAGAAGCGACACGGGGGCTGACGGGAATGTATAGAGACGAAGAGGGCTATCTGGTCTTCGATAACGTGACCGAGTGGCGAAAGGAGACCAGATACTACGACACCCGGGTGAGCACCGCTCAAAGCCAGGCTCAGATCCAACGGATGCTCATGGATCACTACGAGGCCGACCAGGTGATCATCAGCGAGCGGCAGGGCGGGCAGATCGTGGTCGCTTTCGAGTGGAAAGGCAGGAGATACGTCATTCCCGTCCGCCGAGCGAAGATCGAGGGAGAGACGAAAAAGGAGATCGATCGCTTGATGCGACAGGCGTTCCGGGTCCTCCATTGGTATCTCAAGGGCGTGCTGGAGATGCGGTTCTTGGTACCCGAGGAGGAGATGCTCATGCCTTTCCAGATGCTGCAGGCTGGAAATCAGCAGATTCGAGTGGCCGATGCCGTTCTGGGAGGTTTGCTCCGGCCCGCTCTGCCTCCCGGAGAAGGCGAACCGATTGAAGGCAAGTTCACGGAAAGGGAGTAGCGATGTACGAACTAGAGTATGCAGGCGAGATGGCAAACCGCCTGATGGGGATCCTGGAGCCTTGTTGCCAGAGGATCGCCGTGGCAGGTTCGATACGCCGGAAGAGGCCACAGGTAAAGGACATTGACCTGGTGATCATCCCCAACAACCTGTCGGCCCTGGGGATCACCCTCTTGCGCTACGGGGAGATCCTTACCAAGAAACGGCTGAGCACGAAGACGAAGATCATCAAGTACCGCTTTCATGGGATCCCGGTGGAGATCTACATCGCTAACGAGGAAACCTGGCCGATGCTCCTCTTGGTGCGCACCGGGAGCGCCAGCCACAACCAGGTACTAGCGATGCTGGCAAAGCAGCAAGGACTGAAGTTGAAGGCTAACGGAAGAGGGATCGTTGACGCTCAGGGCAACCGCGTCTCCGGGGATACCGAGGAGAGCATCTTTGAAGCGCTGGGCCTTGAATATATCCCGCCGGAGAAGAGGGAATGATGGCCGAGGTCGAGATCTCGTTCGATGAGCGGTTTCGAGATGCGCTCCTGGATGGTTCGAAGATCTGCACAGTGCGGCGCTTTAAGAAAGGGGATGAAGGGGATCATTTCCATACCTTTGGGCGGATCTTCTTCTTGACCAATGTAAATGAAGCCGATCTCGGTGAGATCCTGCTCTATTATGAGCACATGGGTTTTGGTAGCCCGACCGATGCGCTGGTCTTCTGGAAAGACCTAACCGGCCGGTGGGAGCCAGATAGAAGAGTATGGTTTCATTGGTTCGTGCCGGAGGAGTGCTGGGTAAGAAACCTTGGATAGAGAGGAGGAGTGATGGAAGCACAATTAAGGCTAATTGGCCTCGACGACATCGACGTCAACCAGGCGAATCCTCGAAAGAGGATGAATGAAGAGAGCCTGAACCAACTGGCGGCCTCCGTGGCCAGCGTTGGAGTCATCCAGCCGGTGGTGATCACCACGAGGGACGGCAGGAACCTCCTGGTCACCGGTGAACGCCGAGTTCGGGCAGCTAAGATGGCCGGCCTCAAGGAGATACCTGCCGTGGTGAGAGAGCTCACCGATAAGCAGATCCTGGAGGCCATGCTAGTCGAAAATCTCCAGCGAGAGGATCTGGCGCCCTTGGAGGAGGCGGCTGCGCTCAATCGCCTGATTAAGGAGTACGGCTGGAAACAGAAAGCCTTGGCCGAGCGCATCGGGAGGAGCCAGCCGTGGATCTCAAAGAGAATCAGGCTCCTAGTTTTACCTCAAGAGGCGCAGAAGGCTCTGTATTCTGGCGGAATATCAATCGAGGACGCCCTAGAACTCCGTCGCTTGCGCAAGTTCCCTGACAAGATCCTCGAGGCGCTTGAGGATCCTGGTTGGAATATGAAGGCTAAAGTGGAGCGACTGTTGGTGGAAGCGCAGCGGGAGATCTCCCAAGAGAATAGATCTGCTGAATTAGAGGCGGCTGGGAAGCGAGTATGGCGAGGGCCGTTTGAAACTTGGTTCCACGCAGGGTCAAGACATCAAGCCTTCCAGTTGAACAAGGAACAGGAGAGGGAGCACAAGAAGGAAAAGCGCGAATGTTTGGCCTACGCTGTACGATGGTGGCAGGATAAGGCGGTCCCCGTTTGCACGGATCCTTCACACTGGAAGGAAGAGATGCACAGATGGGAAAGCGAGCAGCACGAAGCGGAAAAGAGGGAGCGGAAAGCAAAAGAGCAGGCTAGACTTGAGAGCGATTATGCGGTAATGCACTCCATCACCGGTTCTGTGGAAGAGATCGAGGAACAGATGAGGCGGGAGGCGCTGAGGGCCGCGGGGAGGGTGAAAACTCCCAAGACAGCGGCTCGGGCCTTTGGCTGGAAGGTCGGACGGCGGTTTGATACTGCGCGCCTGGCTGCGGAAATTCGAAAAGCACGCGGCCGGGAGCTAAGGAGGTTGTGGCTCGTGGCCCTGGCTTGCGAGGAGATCTCTTATGGCTGGGGTCGTAGCCAAGTGCTAGAGATGATCAGGCAAATGCGGGGACAGACCGGTGCTATCGGATGACGAGCTTCTGGCGCGGCGCAAAAGGAAGGCGAAGCGAGAGAGCGCCAAGAAGCGCCGGAAGCGCCGTCCGGTGACCCAGGCTTGCATCGATATTCAATGCTCGAGCGTGAAGTTCAAGGAGCGCAGGGATGGGAAACTGAGTTGCAATCCCACCTGCTTCAGAATCACCTGCCCATTGGAGGAGGCCAGCGATGCGTGAAGGCTTGGTGATAGGTGGGTGCCTTGGCTTTGGAGCATCGCTCTTGTTGCTAATCGGGCTCATAGTGGGCCAACTTTCCGTTTGGCGATGGTTGAATAAGAGATATGGGGTGCCGATGTCCGTACCCTTCTATCAATGGGTTGACCACAAGTTGGAGGAGGTCGCGATGTCAGGGCTCAAAGCGGAGATCAACCGAAGCTGTACGCCAGAGCAGGCCAAGGCGATCCGAAAGGTCTTTGAAGACCAAGGATGGGTCGAGGGCATAGACTTCATCGACCACACGGCCAGGGGGACGCTCTGTTACTCCAAGGAGGAAATGGACGCGTTTAAGGAGATGCTGAAGAAGAACATCATTCCATACCTCAACCTCCAACGGTTGCGACAGAGGGCAGAGGAGATATATGTTGAGGAGTTCAGCGGCGGAGTCGCCATCGAGAATCAGACGGTCTTGGCTGAGGCGTGTGCAAGGGATATGGCGAAAGCCTATGAACAAGCGTTGAAGAGGGAAATGGAGGCGTTTAGGGAAATGATGAAGGAAGAGATGCAAAGGAGCAACCGCGAATGCGAAAAGGAGAAGCGATGAGGGAGGTCGTCTATTTCATACTGACCGCCATGGAAGAACCCGTGATCTACCTGAAGGTTCCGCTTGCCTTTAGCAGGGAGACTTGGGCTTACATTAGCGAATACACGATGTATGTTGTGGAAGCGGTGACGTCAGTCTTTGTAGACGAGCCGGAGGAAATAACCCCTCTTGATCAGTTTCTTTCAGAGCAGCTAGAAGAGACGCTCAGGCGCTATTGGCATCGTCTGTGGGTGAGTCCCAAGAAGTTTAGTCAGGAGCGGCTCAGCAAGTTGGCGCGGAAGGGTCAATGGGAGAAGATAGAATCGCTAGTTTGGGCAGTGAAGAAGCGAGAGATAGAGGATGCGGCCCCCCACAGGATTTACCGAATACCAGCCACAGGCCCAACGCTGTCCGGCAGTCTACCGCCGGGGAGCGAGATCATTCTCGACAAGAAAGCAGCAGAGGGGATGAGCGAGGACGAACTGGGAAAGGAAATACCCTTGGAGAAGATGCTTCTCGGGGAACGGCAGCGGCTTGAGCAGGTCATGGCCGATATGACCAAGACGTACGAGGCGGGGCGGAAGATACTCGATCAACTTCCTGGTTTGGATGGGAGGCAGAGAGGTGAATGAAGAGCCAGAGATCCCGGAGTACGTTGACCTAGAGAAGATGGAATATGCGCAAAAGATCAGACGTGCAGGCATTATGTTCTGCCGAAAGTGCGGGGCCACGAGACCCAAGCACGGATTTTATCCCTTAATCTCCGGTGTCGCCTATGAGGGTGAACATGACTTGGCGACAACTTCTCCCCTTATATGCAATTGCTGCCACACCTCGGCCCAGAGTCCCTGTTTCTACTGCGAGGAGGAGAAGAGGACGGGACGGGAGATCGATGTAGGGAAGGAACGCGAAAAGACTTGATTCTGGAAGCGAAGAGCCAGGGTGCCTACACACCCTGACCCTTCTGACCCAATCAGCGATGCGCAGGATCGCTAACTGGGCTACCCCCCAGTATAGCACAAACGTTCGCATCGCGCAACTGCTGGGAGGTAGCCATGGAACTGGAGGAGCTGGAAAGGCTTCTTGAGGAGGACGAAGATCTACGTGAGCTCGTTGAGGGCTGGCTGGCCGAGACGGGGAAGAGCACCGATGACCTGGAGGCCGCGCTCGAGGACCAGAAGCTGTTGGCACTAATTGAGGAATACCTGGAGGGTTGTTGAGACCGTACAATTTGGTATAATGTCCCTGGGATGCCAAAGATCTACCTCGCTATCGACACCAAACAGAAGGACTTTGATCAGATCCTTCTGAACCACGCCCTCAACGGAAAGGAGGGCTGGGTTTTCGTGCACGTGCATCCCAGAGTAGCGAGCTTGCTTGAGCGACTGGAGAAGACAGGTTTCGGCCATGTGAGCTTTGATCTTCGGGATAGTTTGCCCGAGAACGTGGACATCACTCAGCGTTGTATGCTTGAAAGTTAGCCTCTACCCACTGGCGGTTTAGACCTACCAACGGGCGGGGCTCCTGCTCAAAGCAGGGGCCCCGTTTGCTTTTTGGAGGCCCAGAATGAAAGGACGGTTCCGCAGGCGCAAAAGGCCTCCGTTCAAGGTCCGGATCTGGGATCTCCTGGCCCTGGAGACGCAGCTCTTCTTGATTCAGCGGGGTTTCGTGGATCCTGAGCTGATCTTGGTGGATACCGAGGCCGCCCAAATGCCTCGTCTCCTCCTCATGGAAACCCGCGAGGAGTTGGAGCGAATCATGCGCGAGAAGCCCCGATACTGCATCTTTCAGCCCTCGCTTCGAGGCCTGAGATCCTCGAAAGTGTCCTTCCAGGATCCCGTGGGAAGAAATGACCGAGCCCATCATCGGAAGCCTTGAGCGGGAGGAGGCCAAGGCATTGGGGATCATCCCTGACCGGAGCAGAAGATCGGAGGTGGCCTTCTTTGTCCGGCTGGCCCTGACGGATTACGCCGTGAGGATGTACGATGAGAACGAGGGGATCCAGTTGGCTAATCGATTCATTTCCTATCTAGAGGTCCTTCAAGCTTTGGGGACCCTCCCGGCTAACGTGCAGGCGATTATGATTGCCTATTATGGCAGCGAGATGACCCAGGAGGAGGTGGCGGAGACCTTCAGGGTATCAGTGAGCACGCTCAAAAATTGGCTAAGACAAGGGTTAGATCAGATGGTGGAAATGATTTGGGATTGATTTTCCGCTTGCCCTTTTTGTCTTTTTTGTCTGGACAGACGACGAAGCGGTGATATACTATTAAGATAGAGCAATTCCGCACAGCCGCCGATCGGGCGGCTTTTTCTATTATGGCTAAAGCAAAGTGGGTTAAGCGAGAGGAAGAGGCCGCCGAATATCTCGGCGGCTTTCGCACTACCAAGAAGTTCCGCGGTAACTCCTGTCCCGATATCGGGATCCCGGGCCATGAGAACCTGAGGATAGACCTCAAGAATGGCGCCAGGTTTCGACATCACACCCTCTTCCGAGAGGTCGAGCAGAAGTACGTACGCCGGGCCGACGAGGAGGCGGTGCTCGTGACCTGGCTTTGGGACGAGTCCGTGGAGGAGATGCTGGTGGTGATCCCAGTGAGATTGTTCAAGGAACTCCTGGGGCAGGACGTTCAGTTGCCCATGCGTGCGGCGGTCGTCTAAGCAGGACGCCTGTCTTCCAGGCAGGAAATGGGGGTTCGAATCCCACCTCGCCGCTCCCAGTGAGATGTCGGTCAAAGACCTGATACTGAAGCCCATACCGGGGAGGATCGCCAAGAGGCTGATCGTCGAGAACCACTACAGCCACGCCTGGCCGGCAGGGGGAGGCAGGGCGCCCTTCGGCGTCTTCTGTGACGATGCGCTGAGGGGGTGCATCGTCTACTCTATGGGAGCCTGCTCGCAGGCACATCTGTTAGTAGAGGGCACCTCTCGCTTTCAATACCTGGAACTGACCAGGCTCTGGCTGCACGACAGCCTGGGGAAGAACGCTGAGAGCCGCGTGATCGCTCTCAGCATCAGGCTTCTGAAGAAACATGCCCCCTGGCTGAAGTGGCTGGTCAGTTACGCCGACCCAAATGTGGGTCACCAGGGGACGATCTACCAGGCCACAAATTGGCTCTACACAGGACTGGCAGGGCAGGAAGCTCAGCTGGTGCTTGACGGGAAGGTCACGCACCGCCGAACGATCAGCAGCCGCTACGGCTCGTCGGACAGAAAGTACCTGGAGAGTCTGGGGATCAAGGTGGAGACGCAGGCAATCTTGGGCAAGCACCGCTACATCTATTTCCTCGATCCCTCGTGGGGACCTCGCTTGTGCGTGCCGGTCCTGCCTTATCCGAGAGCGTGAAATGGACAGAGTCGCCTTCAACGTGGAGCCGACCTGGGTTCCCATCGATAGCCTTAGGCCCAATTCTTGGAACGTCAACGAGATGACGCCCGAGAAGGAAGACGCACTGCGGAAGAGCATCCAGGAAGATGGGCTGGTGGCTCAGCTGATCGAATGTCTGCCAGACGGGACCATCATCGACGGAGAGCATCGCTGGAAGGTCCTCAAGGAGTTGGGCGCCGAGAAGGTGCCGGTCGTCTATTCGGAGCTCTCCGAGGAAGACGCAAGGCTTGCGACGCTGAGGCGCAACCTGGTGCGGGGAGAGCCTGAGCTAGGAGGTCTGGGCCGGGAGCTGGTCTTTCTGACGGAGCAGTTCGGCAAAGATGAGGTCCTCCTCGACTTGGCAATCGGCGAGGACGAGCTGAAGGATCTGATCGCCCTGTTCGAGAGCGCGCCAGAGGATTTTGGAGATCTCTTCGCTGGCATAGATCCCCGAGCGGAAGGGCGATTCTTCCAGATGACCTTCGTCCTGAGCAAACGCCAGACCAGGATCGTCCAGGAGGCGCTTCGCATCCTGAGGGAGAAGGTGAACCCGACCTCGGAGGACAACCCTAATCTCAAGGGTAATTGCCTGGAGTGGATGGCGACGGCAACGGTACTAGCCGCTGGGAAAGAGGCAGGATAGTGTGGCCGGGCGAAAGCGGGAGATCCCCTGGGAGAAGATCAGGAACGAGTACATCACGGCCATCCCCAAGCGCAGCTACCGAGAGTTGGCCGCCAAATACAAGGTCAGTCTCCGCCGATTGGGGGAACGAGGAAGCGAAGAGAAATGGGTCCAACGTCGAAAGCAGCACTGGAACAAAATCGCCACAAAATCGCTACAAAAGACAGTAGATCAAATCGCCGAAGAGATCGCCGACATGAACGTTCGGCATGTCACGGCTGGCCGGGAATTGTTGGCCGCGGGGCGAAGCCGGCTCAGGAACCTTCTGGAGAGAGCGAAGGAGCTGAAAGGACGCCTGGAGCAAGAGGACCTGGCCACCGGCCAAGCTCTGAAAGCCATAGAGCTGGGGGTGAAGATCGAGCGATTGGCCCGGGGAGAACCGACGGAGATCGGCAAAGAGGTCATCACGTTCCAGGACCTCATAACCAAAGCCAAGGAAGATGGTGAGAGCGAGTGATGCCCGGATCATCGTTGAACGGTGCCAGAGGGATCCAGAGTTCTTCCAGCGGGAGATATTGGGTTGGGATCCATGGGAGAAACAGGTCGAGATCGCCGAATCCGTCAGGGATCACAAGAAGACGGCCGTCAGGAGCTGCCACGATTCGGGCAAAACCGCAGACGCGGCCAGGATCGGGCTCTGGTTCCTCTATGTCTTCCAGCCTTCGATCGTCTTAACAACGGCTCCCACCTTCCGCCAGGTGGAGGAGCTCCTCTGGCGGGAGATAAGGGCCGCATATAACAATAGCCGGGTCCCCCTCGGTGGGGAGATGTACCGGACGCCGAAGCTCAACCTGGATGATGACTGGTACGCTTTGGGGCTGAGCACCGACGATCCCGAGAAGTTCCAGGGCTTTCATAGCGTGAACATCCTCCTGATCGGGGACGAGGCCGGCGGGGTGCCAGAGGACATCTTCATCGCAGCCGATACGTCGTTGACGACGGTCAATGCGCGGGAGCTGCTCATCGGCAACCCTTCATCGACCAGCGGGCGGTTCTACGATGCCTTTCACAGCAAGAGGCACCTTTACAACTGCATCCACATCTCGGCTTTCATGACTCCCAATCTCACGGAAGGGAAGATCGTCCGGCCCTATCTCATCATCCCATCGTGGGTCGAGGAGAAACGCAACGAATGGGGAGAGGATTCCCCTCTCTATCAGATCAAGGTCTTGGGAGAGTTCCCGGCGGGGACCATGGACACGGTGATCGCGCTTGCTTGGCTGGAAGCGGCAACCCAGAGATCTCTGGACCCGGGCGGTGGGGCCCCGGAGATCGGATGCGACGTGGCCCGTTTCGGCGACGACATGACCAGCCTGGCGGTGCGCCAGGGACCGGTGCTCCTCCATCTGGAGAGCCACAGCAAGAGGGATACCATGTGGACCGCGGGCCGGTGCATCGAGCTCCGGAGGGAATGGAAGGCCGGGAGCATCAAAGTGGACGACACGGGCGTCGGGGGCGGCGTGACCGATAGGCTCAGGGAGCAGGACGAGCCGGTGGTGGGGATCAATGCCGCCGACAAGCCCTCGGATCCGGAGCGGTATCCCAACCTTCGCTCGGAGCTGTGGTTCATGATGGCGGAGAGAGCCAAGGAGGGAAGACTCGACACTTCAAGGATTCCCCAGAGCCAGCGGAGTTCGTTGGAGTCACAGCTGACCGGCCCCAAGTACAAGATCGACTCACATGGCAGGCGGGTGGTGGAGAAGAAGTCGGAGATCAAAAAGAGACTGGGCAGGAGCCCAGATGATGCGGATGCGGTTATATTGGCCTTCGCGCCGGCCATGGAACGGGAGCCGACCGGCGGATTCCTTTTCTGAGGCTGAGGAGTAAGAGATGCCAGAGATTCAAACCCAGGTATCCAAACAGGTCAAGGCGTTTCCAGCGACGATCTCCCGCGGCGCGATACCGCATCTGATTGGCTGGAGGTCCTTTTACACACGTCATGGCTATCTGACGACCTACCAGATGCGGAGGATTGGAAACTGGGGTTTGCCCGGCGCGGCCAAGGCCACGTTAATTCACCAGATGACGGGTCTGAGCTTTCAGATATTGAATGCCGAGAAGGAAGAGGATCAGCAGACCGAGTATTACACCCTGCTCATCGAGCACGCCAATGACGGGGTGGGCGGCCCCCTGGTCTTCTTCAACCGGGTGGCCGACGACATCGTGACGGCCCTCGAGGGGGGGCCCTTTGAGATCGTCAGGACGGACGAGGGCATCCCCGTCGCTCTCTACAACGTGGACGCCTGCACCATCAGGCCCACTTTCGACCCCGAGACCCCGTTCTACCAGAAGGCCCCCTACACGGCCGAGTGGATCCCCTTCGCGCGGGACGAACTCGCCCAGATCCTCTGGTATCCCTTCACCGAAATAGAAAGTTCCTTCTTCTCCCGCTCCCCCATCCAGCTGGCTTACGTGGCCATAAGCATCCTCGCTGACGGTGATGACTACAACATGCGTCTCCTCAAGGAGGTCATCCCCCAGGGCATCCTGAACCTGGGCCCGGGTTTCGACATCAAGAAGGCCCGGGAGTGGAAGAAGGCCTGGGACGAAGCCAAAGAGGGTGGCCGGCTCGGTGATCTAGGTCTTCTGTGGGGCACGGATAAGGCTGAGTTCATCCGCCTCTATCCTCCCCCGAAAGATATGGGCTTCGAGAACCTGGAGCACTGGTACTCGACGATCATCGCCGCCGCCTTCGAGATGTCCATCCTGGACCTGGGGATCCTGACCAAGGTATCGACCAAAGCGGCCGCCGAATCGCAGGAGAGGGTGAGCAAGCGCCAGGGGCTCCGCCACCTGATGCAGTTGATCAAACACGCCATGGAACTGTACGTCCTGCCGGAGGGTTACATCTTCGAGTGGGAGGATATCGACCCCACCGACGAGAAAGATGAGGCCCAGATCCAGCGCACCAGGGCCTTCGCGGTGAAGATGCTTTGCGACGCGCTGGGCCCGGAGGTTGGCCCACAGGAAGCGGCGAGGCAGGGGTTGCTCACCCAGGAAACCAGGGAAGCTCTGGAAGGAATCCAAAAGTCCCGCGCACATAAACGTAGTAAAAGCCATCATTTCGAGAAGGTTCCTATCGCCCCCCTCACCAACCTGATGGCCGAGATGCAGGAGGCTGTCGAGAAGCTGGTCAAAGCACTCCAGGAAGACGAGATCACCCTGGCCACTTTCGAGGAGGGGATGAGGGAGATTCTGGGGCAATACTACCTCCACGTCTACGAGGCGGTCGAGGGTGAACCGTCGCCGGAGGTGGACTATTTCCTCGAGCTCTTGCTGGAGGAGGAATACGGCTACCTGGAGGGCTTCGTCAGGGATCTCCGCCAGGAGATCGAGAGCACGGGGACCGTCGGAGGCAAGGCCATGTCCCGGGCTTCCCTCTACATCACCCATCTCAACAGCGCCTGGCAACGGGTAGTCATCGAGAAGCTGCCTGCGCTCGAGGTGGATCTGGAGTATATCGTTATCTGGCACGTGACGCCGGGGGCGGAGCACTGCCAAACCTGCCTGATGATGGCCCAGGGAGGGCCCTATACCTTGGAGCAGCTCCGGAAGATCAACATCTTCCCGGGACACAACACTGACTGCCGAGCCAATTGCCTCTGCTATTTGGAGATTAAGAGGAGAAAGAGGAAGGAAGAATGAACCGCAGAGAGTTTCTGAAATCCATGTTGATCATGGCCGGGGCCTGTTCTCTGGGACTCATAAGGCCGGCTCCTCCTATGGTCCAACTAATCGTGACCGACCCGCAAGGCAAAGTCACCAGCACGATACGGCCCCTCCACGTCATCACCGGCGTCGGAGAGGTATGGCACACCGAGAACATCTTCGATTTCGATTCCATGCCGGTGTGGGAGAAAGGGGCCCTGCCGACGCGTTTCTTTTGCAACCCCCGCATAGCAGGGAGAATGGCTTCATTCATCGAAAGGGCGTGGGGATGACACAACAGCCTATGACGTGGGCGAAGATAAAGGCAGCCGCGCTCGACGGGAATCATCCATTGGTCAACGAGGCGGAGCGGAAGATCAAATGTCCACGTTGCGGGCAGTGGCAATCGGAGGCGGACTATCAGTACTCCGCCGTCATGCCCGAATACTTCGCCTATTTGGTGCCCATCCGCAAGTGCCTGAAGTGCGGACATTTCTTTGCGGTGGTGATCTAGGATAGAAGATAGAGGTTAGGAGTCAGGGGGCCGGATATCTCCGGCCCTTTTGCTTTGGCCTGCCCTGGCACGTGGCAGGCCAGGGAGGTGACGAGATGCCTTATACAGAGAGCGATTACCCAGCCCAGATCAAGGATCTGCCCAAGCACGCTCGGAAGATCTGGATCGGGGCGTACAACAGCGCCTACGAGGGCTACGACCCGGAGAAGGACCAGCAGTACGACAAGAACAAGTCCAAGGCCAAGAACAGAGACGCTTACGCCGCCCGCGTGGCCTGGGGCGCCGTGAAGAAGAAATACAAGAAAAACGCCAAGGGGAAATGGGTGGCCAAGGCCCTCTCCTTCGATATGGTAATCACCAAGACGGTGATCAGGGATGGCCAGCGCCGTTTCTTCGCCACCGCCTCCAGCGACCGGATAGATCTCCTGGATGAACGGCTGGATCCGTCCATCTTCGATGATTTCGTCCACAATTTCGAGGAGGGCGACACCCCGATCTATGTCGACATCGCCCACTGGAGCCATTACTTCCCGGAGCTCAGATCCCTGGTTTACATAGGGGAGCTGGATCACCTATATCGCGATGGCAGATGCCTGAAAGCCTCCGGCTTCCTCTACGACGACAACAAGGTCAGCGATGCCGCTTGGGAACAGATGGAGCGGGCAGCCAGAGGGGAGCTCGATTATGAGATCCGTTGCTCGCCGGGGTTCTTCCCCGACTACGGCAACGTGGGATACGAGAACGACGTCTTCACCTACCGCGGCGGTAGGGACAAAGCATATATGGATCACTTGGCCATCACGGCGTTCCCGGCCAACCTGGACGCCGATATCGCACCTGAGGAGGTAGCTATGGAGATCAAGAGCGAGGGCGATCCGACCTTGGCCGAGGACACCCTGAGGGTTCTGGGTGATCCAGAACTGGTCGAGGAACTTGAAGAAGCTCGTAGGAAAGGAGGTGAACGAAGAGCCATGTCAGAGGAGGAGAAAGCAATGGTCCTTAAGGTCGAAGAGGAAGAGACCCCGCCCGGCGAAGAGGTCGAACCTGAGACTGAGGAGGAGCCCGAGCTCGAGGAGGAGCCCGTCGCCAAGGGCGCCACCGAGGAAGAGAAGAAGGCCCAACAGGCCCGGAGCAAGAAGTACGGGATCAAGGTCCTCTCCGGCAACCTCACCAACGTCACCATACCCAAGAAGTATGCGGATATGGGCGCCAAGGTGGGCGACTTCGCCGACCCGGTCAACCTGAAGTATCCGGTGTGGCTCACCAGGAGCCTGAAGAGCCTGACCGACGCTCAGCTGAAGCAGGTGCGTAACGCTCCGGCCCGCTGGGCGCAGCACAAAGACAAGTACGACGCCGCTGGCGCCAAAAAGGTCGAGGCCCGCATTGAAAAGGCCCTCAAGAAGTTCAAGGTCGGGGACTACGCGGAAAAGGCGATCACCTTCGTGGAGGAAGTCGGCCGGCCCTATGGCGGTGCCACCAGCATCGAAGAGGCCGAGGACTTCATGGAGGCCGCCAGGGATGAGCAGAAGGTCTGGGACGACTGGTACATGTTTCAGTCGGTTGCCGAGAACATCCTCAGGGACGACGAGATCGAGGACAAGCGCGTAGCGATGAGTTCAGCGATCTCCGACTTCAGGAAGAAGCTCGCGACCAAGTCCCAAGTCCTGATCAAGGAACTGCTGGCAAAGGCCGCGCAGCCGGACGAGGAGCTTACTCCCGAAGCTGAGACCAAGGCGGAGACTGATCCCGACGTCACGCCGGATGTCGAGCCGGGGGACGAGACTCCAGCCCCGACACCCACGCCGGTGGAGGAGGCTCTGTATCCCGCCATCCAGCAGGCCAAGTCCTTCGCCGAGGTGGCCGAGATGATCATAAGCCTGCCTGGCGACCTCAGAGCCAAGAGAGCGGCCATGGGCGAGGCGCTCGCCCAGACCGCCTCCGGCATCGAGGCCGTGATGAGGCCGGCACCGGAAGCTGCACCGCAGCTCGACACCGAACTCATCGTCAAGGCCATCGAGGCGGGCTTCGAGCGGGCCATGGCCAAGGTCATGGACCAGTTGGGGTCCGAGCTTCCGGTGGATAAGCCACCCAGGCCGCAGCGCAAGAGCGTAACTGGCATTCAGCCCTCTAGCATTATAACCAGAGGGCAAAGTTTCGGAGAGATCGTCGATAGGTTAATTGGCGGTCAAGTCTAGCGCGTTGCTGAGTCCATCGATGGACATCGTCGATGGGTCAATCAGCAGTCAAGCGTCAGGCGTCGCTAAGTCTTTCGGTTAAGATCCTCCTTCCGTTTGATATCCCAAATCAGAAGGAGGTGACAAGACGTGCCTGATAACCCACAGATCATCGACGCGCTAACTGCAACGCTCGTCGTGCAGTACGGCGTGGAGATCGACCCGAACATCGTCTCCAAGATCCCTTTCGACTCTCCCCTGTTCGATCGGCTGATGGGTCTCATAGGGGCTCCCGTGCGGAATTTCCAAAAGTCCGCCGTGTTCGGCGTGCTCACGCAGGCCGAGTTCACCGGAAGCGGTGATAAGAGGGGCTCCTTCCCCGTCGGTGGCGATCCTGAAGGGCTCAAGATCGCTCGAGACCTCGCGGCGATCGCCAAGAAATCGTACGGGGCCAGCGGGGGCGTGAAGGACGTTGACATCATCGCGTCCAGCATGGGGATCGCTCCCCACGCGCTCCAGGGGCAGAAATACCGCGACGATGCCGAGTTCCTGATCAACCTCCTGTACGTTAGGACGAGACAGGCCATCGATTACGGCATCGTGAAGGGAGACAGCGCGACCTACAGCACCGACATGGACGGCCTGGAGACCAAGGTCCTAGCGGCCAATGGTTCCCAGGTCCTCGACATGGCCGGAGCTGCCTTCTCCGCGGACAAGCTGGACGAACTCATCGTCCAGATGATGCTCCTGGGGATCTACCCCACGGCTATCTACTGCAACCCGATCGCCAAGAAAGCGATCGTCCGGGCTTACACCTCGGATAACGCTTTCGCCATCAACGTGGACACGGGTGAGAAGAACGCCGTGCTGGGGGTCTGGGGCAACCAGGTGGTGACTCCTGCGGGAGTCCTGCCCATCATCGCTGATCGACGGTTCACAGTATCGGGTGCCGCTCCCACCTTCACCACGGATATTTTCGTGGCGACGGAGATCCACGAAGGAGAGCCGATCCTGTACCTCGATTGGCAGGTGCTGCCCACAGCCTTGAACTTGGCGCGGGTCCCCGGCTTCTATACCAGCCAGGTCTTCGCAGTTTGGAGCCACCTGACCCTGGTGGAGAAGTCGGAGTGGTTCGCTCAGGGCAAGCTGAAGGACCTGACGGTCACCTACGCGCCGACACCACCTACGGTGATACCGTAGCCTGAACCTGAAGGTTAAGGAGGGCCCAGCGAGATTGCTGGGCCCTCCGTCTTTAGGAGGCCAATTGCGAATACTAGGATTGCCAGGTGACTCTGGTGCCTGCGCCTATTACCGGGTGGAAAAACCACTCGAGGCGTTGGCCGAAGCGGGGATGGCAAAATTTTACATCCCCCCGATCAAGAACGGCAACCGGCTGGTCCGCATCGGCGAGTTCAGCGAGGAAGAGAAGAAGGAGATCATCCGAGAACGGGGCGCCTGGGATGGCTTCGACGAGATTCGGCGCTTCGAGAGCCTTCCCAACATCCTGGACTACGACCTCTTGCTCTTCCAGCGCCAGCCGAACGAGGACATCTATCGCCTGATTCGCCGGGCCCAGGAGCTTGGCATCAAGGTGGTCTTTGACATCGACGACGACGCCTTCAACATCCCGCCGAGCAACCCGAACTACCTAATGTGGGGCCGGGACGGCCGGAAGCTTCTCAGCCTGTACCTGTCCATGGCCAAGGCGGGCGCCATGCCTCGCGAGTGGAGAGACCTGTCTCCCGACGAGGTGGTCCAGAACGCGAAGACGGTCAGGGACGGCCTGTTTCGCAACATAAGGCAGGCCAGCCTGGTGACGACCACCGTACCTGCCCTGGCGACGGTCTACCGAAGGCTGAGAACAGACATCACCATCTTGCCGAACCAGATGGATCCGGACGATTGGGGCGAGATTAAGCCCATCGTTCACCGCGGCGAGATCTGGCTCGGTTGGGCGGGGTCCAAGACGCATCATGACGACCTCAAGGTGCTGGAGCGGGTGATCCCGACCATCTTGGAGCGGTATCCGCGGGTTTCTTTCGTCATCGCCGGTTTCCCTGAGGCGAAGAAAAGGCTCTTCGACGGATATCCGGACCATAGGGTGATCACCTTCCCCTGGACGGATCTCAAGAGCTACAAGAGCTATCTCGCAAGCTTCGACATCGTCCTGGCGCCCAGTCACCCGAACAAGTTCAATGAGGGGAAGAGCGACATCCGGGTGCTCGAGGCGGGGATGGTTGGGCGTCCCGTGGTCGGTTCCCCCACCACTTACGGGGCAACCATCAAGGAAAGCGCCGGGGGCTTCGTGGCCAAGAAGCCCCTCCAGTGGATCAAGGCGCTCAGTCAACTGATAGAGGACGAGGAGCTCCGGCGCAACATGGGAGAGAATCTGGGGAACTACGCGCGCACTCATCGGACTTATCGGGCCAACGCCCATTTATGGGCGGAGGCGTATTCTAATCTCCTGGAGGAGCCATGTCGCTGATCACGGCGCAGGAGTTTGAAACCCTCACCAACGCCAGCTTCACTGCCTATCCGACCGACTACGTGCAGGCGGTCCTGGATACGGTGAGCGATCATCTGGAGAATTGGTGCTCGAGGTTCTTCGCGCTCACTGATATCGTCGATGAAATGTCGAAGAGCCACGTGACGCGGCGCGGCTGGCTCAAGGTCAAGACGAGATATGCGCCGGTCGTCAGCGTCAGCGCACTCAAGTATCAGTTCGCGGGATCCACAGACGACATCGACATCTCCAACGCCGACATCGATCTGGAATTGGGTACCATCAGGCTCCTTTGGTATCGGCCGCTCCTCGGGGGCCCCGATGAATGGATCACCCTCATCAGCTACAGGGCGGGGTATGCCGCCGTCCCAGATCCGATCAGGGTGGCCGTGGCGCTCCTAGCCAGGGAAGCTATCGAGGCGGATGCGCAGGCCGCCCAGGAGGGCCTTGCCTATCCGCTCCAGTCCTATAAGGTGGGGAGTTACAGCGAGACCTACGCCATAGGACGGGTGGATGGCGCCAGCGATCTGGGGCTCGGCACCGAGCTCTCCCTGAGGGCCAGGGCCCTGGCGCTACCCTATCGCAGGGCAGGAATAGTCTAGGAGAAGATAGTGGAGAACATGGTGAAGGAAGAGGTCCTCATCGCCACAGTGACGTACAACCGCCTGGAGATGACCAAGGCCACGATCGAAGGGTTGGCCCGCACGACCGACCTGGAAAAGCACCGGCTCTGGGTGATCGACAATGCCAGCGCCGACGGGACGCCAGAATATCTCGAGTCGCTCCCCTTCCTGGCGGGCCTGATCCTTCTCGAGACCAACGTCGGCACGGCCAAGGCTATAAACCTCGCCTGGGCGAACAGAGCCCCCGGCCAGCCGTGCATCAAGATGGACAACGACGTGGTCATCAATACGCCGGGCTGGCTTGAGAGATGCGTCCAGGTTCTCAGGATGCGTCCTGACGAAATAGGCGTCGTCGCCCTCAAGCGAAAGGATCTCCCGGAGGCCCCTGATGCCGAGGTCCCCTGGTACCAGACGAAACTCCTCGATATCGGGGACGGGATAATTGTGGAGGAGGCCAACCACACGATAGGCACTTGCTGGGTGGTCAACCCGCTATTGATCGATCGCGTCGGGGCCCTGGTCCAGCCCAACATCTATGGCTTTGATGACGCCCTATACTGCCTCAGGGCGCATCTGGCAGGGTTCAAGACCGTCTTCTTGAGGGAAATAGACATCGACCACATAGATCCCGGGGGGAGCCCCTACACCGCCTGGAAACTCGAGCAGGCCGGGATAGACATAGACACCTATTGGCGGTTCGTTCAGGAATACCAATCCGGCGAGCGAGATATCTACGAACCACTGCAAGGAGGAGATGATGGCTAGAGACAGGAGAAGCACGCCCAAACCTAAACGGTTCGCCGACATGACCGGCGACGAGGTGGCCAGGGCGGTTCGGGTGTTGAATCGCTCCAGGTACATCGCCGGTTTGTACGAGGTCCACGGCAAAGATCTCGTTGCCATCCTCAACGAACAACGGGCCCTGCACGACGAGCTGACGAGTCGGGGCATCTGGTGCATGTTCGACGACATCGAGGCCGAGTTGCTTTACCTCTTCATTCGAGAGATGGGCTCTGGCATGGCTCTGGAGATCAGTTCAGGTCCTGGCTGGTCTACAAGTTGGATGTTGCAAGCCCTGAGATCTATGGAAGCTGGGGGGCTTGTTTCCTTTGATAAGCATTGCCATACACCAGATTTCGTGCCAGCTGAGCTGGCTAAACATCGATGGACGTTCGTGAAAGAAGACATTCAAGCACGGCCATGGGAAATACTCAAACAGGTAGATTTCCTCTTGGTGGACACTAACCATCAGCCAGATCTCATGGATTGGCTCATTGAGCACATCTTCCCGCTAGTGCGTTCCGGGGGGAAGATCGCCGTGCATGACGTCTTCAACCTGGCGACGCCTGCCCATGGTGAGGCTGCCAAGGTCTTCAGATATCTGGATACGATCAATGTGCGTCCGTATACGGCGTCTCATTGCTTCCCGAAGATCCACGCCGCTATCAACAAGGCGAGGGAAGCGGTCGGTATCGACGTGGCTAAGCCGATACATCCTTGGCCGAACAATCCGTTGCTGATCTTCGACGTGCCATGAAGTTGCTCGCAGTTTTATATGCCTCCGAGCGCAACGAGAAAGTGGAGATCGTCATTCGTACCTTGGAAGCCCACTGGATAACCTACAAGGTCTATGGTCAGGGACGCTGGCGGGGTTTTGGGGAGAAACTTCTAATGGCTTGTGAGGCAGCCAACACAGAGAAAGAGTATACGCACATTCTGCACATTGATGCTTTTGATGTGATTGTGCTCGGTAGGCCAGATCAGTTATTGGAACGCTTTGAGGCGTTCAATCATCCATGGGTTTGCTGCGCTGAGGTGAACTGCTGGCCCGACCGAGCAAGGGCTGGTAATTATCCCCCCAGCGACAGCCCCTGGCGCTATCTGAACAGCGGGGCTTATATGGCAGAGCGGAAATACTTGGCTGATTGCCTGGGGAGATGGGGGGGCGATTCTATAAGTCCCGCCGTGGACGATCAGCGCTTCCTGACCGATCGTTATCTGCAGGAACCGGAGACGATCCTGTTGGACACCGGCTGTAGGCTGTTCCAGTCCCTTTTGGGGGGGTTTCATCTCTTCACGCTATCGCCGGGGAAACTACACAATAGGCTGACGAACACGGACCCCCTGGTTCTTCACTGGAATGGTGGTGGGAATATCGAGGAGATCAAGGAGCTCTGGGATGGCGCATAGAGAAGCTGTCTCCTGGCCACACCTCTATGACGAGACTGGCATACACACCTTTGAGGTCCTGAAAGACCTGGGCCTCAAGCCAGAAAACACGTTACTCGATGTAGGATGTGGTTCGCTTTGCTCCGGCAGGCACTTCCTAGCCTATCTTAGGGCGGGCAACTACCATGCCGTCGAACCAAACACCTGGCTCATCGACGCAGTTTGCGAGAGGGAACTGGGCCAGGATTGGCCCGGGTTGAAGGAGATGCACCTATACACCTTCGATGACTTTATGCTCAGCAGGACAGGCCACGTATTCGATTTCGTCCTGGCACACTCGATCTTCACCCATGCCACACAGGCTCAGGTGAAGACGATCATGGACGAGGCCAGGCGTGTGATGCACCCTGGCTCCGTCTTTGCCGCTACCTACTACTACGGGAGCATGGATAGCAACAAGCCAGTGTGGTGGTCTCCAGCGGGGGTTTCCTACTCCCATGAGTTCATCGAGCGCACCGCGGCTGAATGCCGGTTGCGGCTTGAAAGGCTGGCGATCAAGCATCCCGTCGGCCATACCTGGGTGGTGATGAGGCGAGTATGAATCGGACATTTGAGCAGTGGGAAGCGGCGTACATCAACACGCAGGATTACAACGGACAGATTGTCGAGGATTTCAAGGCCCTGGTCAATGACACGCCCTGGCTCAAGGAACACCGGGATTTCTCAGAACGCCACGTCTACGGGTTCGGAGAGCGCGCCTTCCACTGGCTCTGGCATCTGCTGGTGCGCGACGAAATGCCTGCCCACTTTCGGTTTCTGGAGGTCGGTGTCTATAAAGGGCAAGTGGTATCACTAATGCGGCTGCTGGCCCAGCAGGCGGGTAAGACGGCGGACATCTACGGCGTGACGATGCTCAGTTCGTTTGCGGGTGATACCGACCGATTCCCCAAATTCCCCGAAGCGGATTACCGCAAGCACATCTGCGACCTGCACCAACGGTTCCGCTTACCCTTCGACCCCGACACGCAGCTAATCGTCGGCGATAGCATAAGCCCCGAGATCCACGATCGCGTTTCCGAATTGGGCCAGTTCGACCTGGTCTATGTGGACGGCTGTCATGAGGCCGACTATGTGCGCAGCGACCTGCAGTTCTACGGCGGTCTGGTGCGTCCAGGCGGCTACCTCGCCACCGATGACGCCTCGAACAACTTGGAGATGCCATGGGGATTCTTCGGAGGCATCCAGGAGGTCAGCGACACGGTGGATGCCGTGATCGTGCCGGATCCGCGCTGGCGGCATTGCCTCGCGGTGATGCACAACCGTATTTTCCGAAGAGAGGATACATGAACAAGTTGCTGATCGTAGTCGACGGTCTGCGCTATGACCAGACCCGCGGGCTTTCTGGCAGACGCTTTAGCAACGTGTATGCGGTCGAGAGCACGACGCCGATCTGCTTTGCCAGCATGGTCACCGGGTTGACTCCCCATGAGCATGGCTTGACAAGACTCACCGGGCAACGGATGCGGCCGGTTCCAACGCACGCGATCCGGCTGAAAGAGGATGGGTATCGCACGGCGGCCTTTGCGACCGGACCGCTGTCGGAGGATCAGGGCATCTTCCACGACTGGGATCACGTCTTCCGCAACGGAGACTATATTGGGGGCCATGCAGACGATATCCTCCATGCGTTGTGCCAACTGGAAGAGCCATGGTTTGCGCTGCTACATGTCTGGGAGCTGCATGAGCCACTACCCATCAAGTGGGAATCCGGTAAGTGGTACTCGAGAGAGGACTATGACGCGGCTTATTTCCGATTTCTGAGGAGGTTCGTCCGGATCATGCGCCCACTCACGCAGCAGAGGCCGGTTGACTTCTGGATCACGGCCGATCATGGCCAAGCGCTCTACGAAGATAATCTCGGCGTCTGGGGTCATGGGCACACATGCGACGATGTGGTCAGCCACATACCTCTCGTGCAGTTGGACGGAGTGGGTTTGGATGCCCGACTCTACAGCCAGCAGGACATCATTCCGCTCGTGGTCGGATGGTCGGTCCCGGAGCGCGCGTCTGTTACCACCTGGGCCTTCCGGGCTACGCCGATCACGCGGCATAGCGACGGTCGGCGAACGGAGATGCTACAAGACGGCCTCGAAAGGGATCAAGCTGATCCCATTGTAGTTGAACGGCTCAGAGCCTTGGGATATATCCCATGAGAGGTCTGATCCACACGGCACAGGTCTATCGACGGATCACGTCCGGGGGCCGCACCGCCCTTGAGGATTCGCCATTCGCGACGTGGAAGTGCCGGGTCGACCCTCTTGGCGCCAGGATCCTGTTGAGGCAGGACCTGGCGCAGTCGACCCACTGGGCGGTCGGGGAGCCCACGCCGACCTTGGAGAAGGGCTGGAAGTTCGTGGTGGGAGGAGTGACTTACCTGATCGTCCACGTGCAAAGCCATGACACTCCTCGGGCCTCGCCTCACCACCAGGAGGTCTACCTGACGAAGGCGGAATAGGCGAGGGAGGATGACGGAAGAACTTGCGCCAGGACAAGCGGTAGAGTTGGAGACCAAATGCAAAGGCCACTTCGCGGTAGTGGCCTGTCCCTATTGCCCCGGGGGCTTCCCCATAGGGGAACGGAAGTTCAATGGTGAACAGGTTATCCAGTGCCCCTGGTGCAAAACCCGCTTCTTCCTTACGGGATATGGAGTCAGGATAGTCAAGTGATACCGAGAGTCACGATCACGGTGAAAACGATCCCGGATATAAGACGGCTCTTTCTCCTGTCACCTCGCCTGGCAGCGGACAGAGCCCGGTCGTTGGGGAAGGAAGTGCTCGGCGTCTACACCGAAGCCTTCCGGTATGAGGCGCCGCGGAGAAAGGGTGCCCCAAGCCGGACGGGGGGGCTCAAGCGCAGGATAGAAGGCCACTCCCAGGATACCGACCGGGGCATGGTGGGTGAGGTGAGGATGCCTTTCTACGGCAAGTTCACCATCCCGCCCGGGACGCGCCCTCATCCGATCACGCCGCGGCCTCCCACGAAAGCCCTCAAGTTCTACTGGCAGAGGCTGAGCGCAACCGTCTTTTTCAAACGGGTTTGGCATCCTGGTTATCGGGGAGATCCCTGGCCCGACAGAGCCATGAAGAGAGCCAGTCACAAGGTGCTCTCCATGGTGGAGAGGGCCGGGGCCAAGATAGTGGTGTCCTGAGCCAACGATCTCAGGATCCTGTAGGAAGGTGAGCATGGTCACCAGAGAACGCAACCTGATCCGGTTGCAGGTAGCGGCGCTCCTTTCGGCGGGCCTGTCGATCCCCTTCTTCGACTATTCCCCAGACGACGCGGAGGTGGTCTTTGGAGACCTGCCGGCGGGAGTCGTGGACTGGGATCCCGGCAGGGGCGACCGTTGGGACTACATAGACCAGGGAGTTAGGCGCCATAGCTATCTTCTGGTGGAGATCTACGAACCGGTTTCCGAGGACGATCACGGCAAAGCCTCCAGCGATGCGATCACGGCCAAACTTGACGCCGCGGAGGCCATTCTCAGGCACAAAACCACCCTGAACAACACGGTGGACAGCAGCAGCATCGTCGATTCCAAAATAGAGGGGATCGCGATGGAGCTCGAGGGCACGGGGATCAAGGCGCGCTTCGCCTGGTTGGTGCTGGAGGTGCAGGTGATGGTGTAGGAACCATATCGAGATAGGAAGCGGCGAGGCCGGGCTGGAGACCCGGCCATTTCACTTAAAGGAGGTGAATTAGATGCCCGATCAAGAGACCTACCTTCAAGCGGGAGTCGACGCCGACGAGTTCCTCGTTGGCCCCTCGGTTGTCTTGATCCAGTCGGCGGCCAACTACAGCATCACGGGGGAGGGTGGCGACGGCTTCCCCCGCTACATCGATGATGTGGTGAATGTGGCCACCGGGGTCGAGATGAGCGGCAACGGCTGGGAGTATCTCGGCTACACCGAGAACGTGAACCCCACCCGGAGCCGGACCGTAGTCCAGCACGACAGCGATCAGGAGGCCCGGGTCGAAGAGGTACACGACGTCTGGGAGAACGGGGTGACCCTCACCGCGTTGCAGTGCTCCCTCGCCAAGCTGAAGCTCTTCTGGCAAGGCAAGGGCACCGATCCGAGCGCTGTGGCAGGGGCGCCGACCGCCCAGCAGAAGTTGGATGTTGGCAATCCCACGACCATCGAGAATCGTCGGGTGGCCATCCTCCACCCCGACAAGCTCGGCTATCTCCTGATGATAGTCTACCGGAAGGCCTCTCTCCGGCCCACCGGCGGGCCGACCTTCTCCCGGACCGGACGGGTTGAGTTCCCGCTGGAGATCACCGTGAAGCCGGATACGAGAGTCTCCGATGTGGATGCCCGCATCATGCGGATCTTCAGGACCACGAGCCCCGTCAGCTAGTCTGGCCTGAGGATCACAGAGAGGGAAGATAGATGAATAAGAAGGCAGAAGAGAAGAAGGAAACGACTGCACAACCCGAGGAGAAGGCTGGGCCCGAGACGCCGGTCCGCGAGATCTGGGAAGCCCAGCCTCTCTCCCTAGCCAATACTGCCCGTCTCATCCGCCTGCTGGCGGGACAGCTGATACAGAAGACCATCCTTGAGGCCCCGAAACTCCAGGGGGCCAGCGACTCAGAGATCCTGGCGGCCATCCTCCAGGTGCTGGATGAGAACAGCCTCACCGAATTGCTCTCCATCGCTGTGGACCAATCCCCCGAAGTCATCAAAGAGAATTATGAGGCCGCCAAAGCCATGGGAGCGATGGTCGACTTCTTGCGGATCAGTAAATTCGGGTCCTTATGGGGGGAAGCGAGAAGGCTGGGCGGGGCGGGGCAGGTGAGGAAAAAGGGGACGCGGCGCCGTTCAGCCTCGAAGAAGTGAGGGATGAGGATATCTTCCTCTTTCCGGAAGAAGACTGGGCGCTGAAGCCGCTGTCCTTGCGGGGCCTGGTCCGGCTTTTGCAGATGCTCGATGCGCTCCTGGAGGAGGCGGACGATCTCTGGAGCGCCCTGACGAAAGTTGACGAGATGACCCTCGCGGGCTTCTTGTCGCTCCTGATCCGGCGTCCCGTCGCTTTCGTGCGGGAGAATTGGGAATTTGAGGGGGCTATGGCCGCGGTAGCCCGCTTCTGGTCATCTCCCGATTACCGATACCTGACCAGCCGCGAGGAAAGCGAGGAGGAGAAAGCCGAGCCGGAAGAGCCGGCTCCGTGGCTGACCCAGATCATCGAGAAGCTCAGCCGGGACCGGGGCTGGACGACCGAGCAGATCCTGAGCCTTCCGTATCTGGGGGTGCTGAAACTTCTGGCCCAGATCGAGGAGCGCACCTGGGACGAAAGGAACGAGATGATCATCACCACGGAACGAGCGGTCGCGAGGGCCATCGCCGGGGCCCTGGGCAAGGGTGACTCCCTGCCCGACCTACCTTCCTACCGGGAGGTCAAACGCAGGTTGGGCGAAGCGGAGGAGATCAAACGTAAGGGTCGCCGCTTCTTCGATGCCGCTATGAGGTGATATGGCCGAAAGAGAGCTGTACGAGATTCTCCTGAAGATAGCATCGGAGGCCGATCCGAGCGCCTTCAATGATCTCAAGAAGCTGGCCGACCTCTGGAAGAAGAACGGGATCGCCATCGAAGACATCAACAAGGGGCTGGCCGGGATCGCGGAGCGCAAGTACCCCGACGTCTTCGGGAAACTTGAGGATGAGCTCGCCGGCATGGCCGATGAGGGAGAACGGGCCCAGGGCGTCCTTGGTGGCCTCTTGGGCCTCCTGAGGGACATGGCCGCCGTGGCCGGAGGGATCCTTCTCCGCGATATCATCGTGGGCGGCATCCGCCGGGTGAGAGAGGTGGCCACGGCCCTGAAGAACATGGCCTTTGAGTTCGTGAAGAGCACCAAGGACATCAATGAGCAGATGGAGCTCTACCGGGCCCAGCTAACCGCTCTCTTGGAAGGCGCCCGGCAGTCGGGCCAGGCTCTCGACTACATCAGGCGCATGGCTATAGTCACGCCCTTCTTCGGCGTGGCGGAGCTCGCAGAAGGCATCAGGCTTCTCACCGCCTTCGGCCTCAATTATGAGCGATGGATGCCCGTGGTGGCCAGTACGGCGGTGGCCACGGCCAGCTCCATACAGCAGATCGCCAACGCCTTCGGCATGATCGCCTCCGGGGCCACGACCAGGGGCCTCTACTACCTCAAGATCGCCGGGATCAACGTCCGAGACGCGGGCATCGAGTTCGATAAGTCCGGTCAGGCGATCAGCTCCACTCAGGAGATCCTGGAGAAGCTGGAGGCCTATCTCAGGGACCGATACGGAGATCTTCTGCCGGAGATCGCCCATACCTGGCGGGGCTCGATCGAGGCCATGCGGGATATGTGGTACCAGTTCCGATGGCAGCTGGGGCTGCCCACCTTCGAGATCGTACGGGAGAAACTCGCGCAGTTCCAAGATTGGCTGACCGAGAACCAGGACAACATCCTGGCCTTCGCCTACGTCCTCGGTGAATACCCGGCCAGGGCGCTTCAGCGGTTCCTCGACTTCCTCGGAGAGGTCACCGGCCAGATCGACTTCCAAGCCCAGGATTTCTTCCGGGGCGCAGTCAACCTCATGGTCTCCTTCGCCGATGGCCTTCTCACGGCCTTGGATCAGTGGGTCCTCCCGGCGGTACTAGGTATCGCCGACCTTATAGCTAGTTTCCTCCTGGGCACCTCTCCTCCCCCTCGAGGGCCCCTCTCGCGCGTCTACGAGGGCGCCATAGCCGTTATGAAGACCTACCTCCTGGCCCTTAAGGAAGGCGTCGACTTCCGGGGTCTCCGAGAGATAGCCGGTTTCATCCAGGCCGCCCTCACTCATGCGGTGGCCATCGGTGACCTCCCTGAGGAGCAATTGGCCAGCTTCGTGCTCCGGGCCCGGGAGATGATCGCCCGGGCGATCGGGGAGATAGCGAGGATCGGCGGGGTCACCGCCCCGACGTTGGCTGATTTGAGCGCGTTTCTGGGCCCCGTCTTTGCAGACGTGCAGGAATACCTGGGCCTTCTGGCCCAGCTGAAGGCTGCCAGCGATGCGGTCGCCGCTGCCCAGCGAAGATTGGCTGAGGCACAGGAGTGGGTCGCCGAGGCGGCCGAGGCCGTCAGGAAGGCCCACGATAGGCTCAGGCGCTTTGAGATCGAGACGGCCGAGATCCCGGAGCGCTTCACCAGGGGACGCCGCAGGGAGCTGGAACTGGCGATCCAGCAGGCGGAGGAGGAAAGAAGGAGACGTCAGGAGGCCGTGCGCATCGCCCAACAACAACTGCGGGCGGCGCAGGAGCAGGTGAGGGCCATCAAGGAGCAGATCAGCCTCCAGAGAGCTTACATGTCCGAGCTGGAGAGAATCTGGCGGCTCCAACAGGAACAGGCAAAGGCGCAGGAGGAAGGTGCCGAGGCGTGGCGCGATACGGTCCCCGAACTAAAGAAGGCCAGTGAGGAGCTCGACAAACTGAGAGAAAAATACCGCAAGTGGTTTGCGGAGGAGATAGATCCCATCCTGAGACGGCTGGAGGATCACTGGACGCGGTTGGGCGATTTCGTGAGGGGTTTTGTAGGGATCGAGCTCCCAGGCGTCGAATACGACATACCACAGATTCCAGAGGCTTACGAAGAAGGGGTGCGCTTTAGACTGGCTTTGCAGACCATACTAGATAACCTCGATAAACTCCCACAACGGATCAGGGAGATCCTGGACGAGGTCAAAGAGTTCGCTCTGCTGGCCGGAGGCGTTTGGCTCGTCCTCAAAGGCTTCCAACTGGCCGAGGGGCTCGTGGTCACGGTGGCACTAGCCAAGGCATTAGGCTTTACCGGAGCACTAGCAAGCGCGGTGAAGATTGTCGCTGGAGGAATCGGTCTCCCCATACTGTTGCTCATCGGCGGATTCGCGCTGTCGCAAGTGTTGGAGAAGACGCCGTTGGAGGCCCTCCTTGATAGACTTTTCCCCGGCCTCCTGAAGGAAGACTACATCAGGGGAATTGGGGAAGACACGGGCAGCGGTTTCATTCGCGGCCTCATCGAGCACATCAAGGGCAGCTCGAAAGACACAGAGGAATCCGCGGATGAAGGCTTCGTCCAGCCAATCCTCCGCAAGGCTCGTGAACTCTGGAAGAAGCTGGTGGGGCGCTCAGTCTTCCGAGACATCATCGACGATATTCTCTATCTCTTCCGCTGGCTGCCCTATAGGCTTCGCCCGTACTTGATCTATCTCTATAACACGGTCACTACGTGGGCTGAATATACCGCTGATGCCTGGGTGCGAGAGATCGAGGACATGACGGAGGCGGCCGATAACCTCGTGGACGTGCTCAGGACCCTGCTTGCTCTCCTGCAAAGGCTGGAGCAGATAATGGGAGGGCTGCCAAGCGCAACGACTCGTCGTCACCGCGGCGGCCCCATCTTCCGCACCGGGCAATATCAACTGGAGGCGGGGGAGCACGTGCTTACTCAGGAACAGGCGGCCATGGCTGGGGCCGGCGCAGGCTTCGTGGGCGGCACCTTCAAGTTCATCCACAACTGGCCGGAAGGCATCGACAAGATCAAGAGGCGCGACTTCCAGAAGATGGCGGAAAAGGCCGCCTTCGAGGTCGTGGATAAGCTCATGAGGGAATCGGGGAGGGATTAGGGGATGGCCGAGTTCTACGCGATCTGCGGCACCGCCGAGGCGCTGACGGGCCTTTCGGCGACCAACCTCTCCGCCGAGCCTTTCCCGACTGAATTCCAGGAGTACCACGACATCGTCGGATCAACCGGGGAAGGGAAGCCCGTAGCCGCCGGCTTCCCTTGGACGACGTGGGAGTACGAGGACCAGTTCCTCACGGCTGATCAGTGGGATGAACTGATCGCCTTCTTCTCGGGCAACGAAGCCTACGCGGACGTCTACATCCGCACGCGCACGAACGAGGTCTCAGCAGGCAAGTACGTCTACCGCAATTATTCCGCCGTAATGCACAGACCCGAGGCGACGCCCAAGGCGGGCTATCGATTTGAGGACGTGACGATCGAGTTTACTGGGCTGGAGGAAATCTAGGGTGGATCAACGTATTCCCGTGCTTCCTTCAATTGCTCAAGCAGAGGTTCAATCTTATCCCAGTGAGCGCTGGGAATGGGGGCTAAACCCAACGCCTTTCCACCCGGCGCATGACCAAGACGGCGAGGCTGCCCTTCATGATAGTGGATAGATATGATCTGCTTCCATATATCAAAGTCTTTGAGTTTTTTGCTTCGCAATGGATATGCCTCGAAAAGCGGGATGATTACATGATAAAGATCAGCCGCGCGGGTAATAATATATCTAACCTGAGGATTTTTCCCTTTGGCTCGCGGTCTGACATGTCCTATTCTTCCTATACCAAGGGTGCTTCGTATCTCTTCCAAAACGGTTATATCGTCAGCTCTCAGGTTCAGAATAAATCTTGTATGGAGTTGCGGGAAGCCCTTGCGGACATATATCTTTGCGAAAAAACATCCTTCCCCATCTGTAAGTCCGGCCAACCAATAACCGAACTCATCAGGGATTTCGAGATCAAGCCCCAGTCTTCTCTGCATCATAATCCTCCTTGCAAAGAGCCCACCAATCCGCCGTTAGTGCTACTTCGTCAGGAAGCAGACGGCAAGCGGATCAATGGGCTCGTCTACCAACTAAAAAGCCGTCGACTTCCTGACATTGTTCAGGATAGCATGAAACAGGAGCATTGTCAAGAGAATGAGTAGAATTCCCACCGCAGCGGAAAAAGCGATCCTGCGAATACAACCCTTTCGGTCAAAACTCTATTTAGTCATTGAGAAGGGGACCAGCCTTTTCACCGCCAAAGTGAACGATCCCTCGATCAGCGAGGGCGAGACCGTCATCACCTATGATGGCGACAGCGGCGAGGGCGACGTCCTCCCGGGGATGACCCTCTTCAATAAATCCCTCGACGAGATAGGCAACGAGAAGGGGTCGGCCCGGATCAAGAGCATAGACACAGGAGCGGACCAGATCACCATCGAGCCCAACTCGATCGACTGGGGGGACGATGACGACCTCCTGGTGGACGGGGTGATGAGGCTATATCGGATCCTTCCGAAGATCACCTCTGGCGTAGTGAAGGAAGACGAGGACAAAACATATACGAACCAGAACGACAAGGACAAGCGGAAACCCGTCGCCCTGATGGGATCCCCCAGGCCGGCTTGGACGGGTGAGCCGATCGACTTCTATGGCTGGAGGAGCTTTGCCAAGGCCTATAACGTCAGCGGCGAAAGGTACGGGATCACTGCCTACCAGTGGGACTTTGACGGCGGAGCGATCGTGGCCGGCGGCGCAACGCTACCGGGTACGCCTTCCTCGCCGGTGAGCGTGAAATGGAACACTCCCGGGGAGCGCCACGTGAGCCTCCTGGTCACCGACGACAACGGCAACACCCATAAGGCCTACAGGCCGGTGATCGTCGTCGATCAGCCCGGCCAGGGCGACAATCCTCCCTATGAAGAGTTCGAGGTCGAACTCCTGGAGGGAGATTGGGAGAGCGGCGAATGGCGGGCCTCGGTGAGGGTGACGGGCGACGCCGCGCCCTCCGACTTCCCCAACAACGCCTTGGTGATCCTCTTCTGCGAGGACTGGTACGGGGAGACGAAGCAGTCGATCGGCGGCTGGTTTGGCCAGGAAGATATCCTCCTCTGCGCCTTCGTCATCGAGGACTCGGTGAGGCAGGATGCAGAGACAGGGGACGTGACCTTCGAGATCGCCTCCATCGTGAATCAATTGAAAGAGATCGACGTGTGGCCACTTAACTTCAAGGACGTCGACGGCACCCCAAGTGGCTGGCACGAGTTCAAGGACATGACGATCGAGGATATCTTCTGGCACATCGTGGAAGAGCACACCACGCTGAAGAACATCGCCGACGTCTTCATCTGGACGGGGGTGAGCGGGGGGAAGAGGGTCGACTTCTTTGACGCCAGCGAGGCATCGGTTTACGACCAACTGGATCAGCAGCTGCTTTCGGCCATCTTCGGCCACCTCGTCTCCAGCCGCTATTCGAGCGTTCACGGCAACAGGAACTTCAACATGCTGAATATGGATCAGAGGATCCAGGTAGGCCGGGTGATGATGAACCTGGAGAAGCAGGATCGGCTAGATGACCTGGAGATCGCAGGGGAGAGGCACAGAGACGCCGTCTGCCAGGTAGACTTCATCGGTTTCATCTACGACGCCAACGGTGATCCGATAGAGGTCTATTCGCTGGCTCCTGAGAACCAGAAGAACTTCGGTCGGGTTGAGAAGCAGACGGGAATCCTCCTCACGGGATCGACCATTGCCGAGGCCCAAGACGAGGCGAATGAGCTGGCGGGGCTCTATCTGGCCTACCAGAATATCCGCTTCCCCAGTGTCACCGTCAATCTGGGTAACTACAGGATCTTCGATCCCGCACACCAGGACCTGGTGGGCCTCGCAGTTCAGCCGGCGGACACTCCGAGGGGCTACGATTGGTACGACCCTCAGAGCGGTAAGGCTAAAGAACTCATCGTTCGCCGGGTGAGCTACGAGATCGACCACGAGGGCGGATACATGACCGCCATTCTTGGCCTTGAGGCTTCCACCTGGGGCAAGGATGGCACCGCGGGGCCCTATCCGCCTATCCCGCCACCAGACGAGCCTGACGACCCACCGCCCTGGCCTCCCCCGCCGACTCCGGAGCCCTGGAGGAGGAAAGTCTATGTAGCAACCAAAGATAAGGGGATCTACTACACCGAGAACTTCTCGGGCCCAGGGGGTGACCACCCCGACTGGGGCACAGTGAACACCGGTTTAGGCTCTTTACAGACACGCTGTATCGTAGGAGATCCCTTCGCGCCCGCCTATCGGCAATACACGCGGACGACAGAGAAGAAGATATATCGCAGAGAGGGTGGTGGCTCCTGGGTGGCTGTCCTGACGCCAACGATTATGACAGCAGTGATCTCAGAGTATACTGGCATACCACAGGGTACTCTCAATATTGAGGCAATAACGGGCCCGCAGTGCAACATCAATGCTCAGGGACACGTTTACGCTTTCGTGCGGTGCTACCAAGCCTTCAAGAACAGGCTCTTCTTCTTTAAGAGCACAGATTACGGAGACAACTGGAGCTGCTACTACATGGAGGATATGTGGCTTGGAACTTACAAGAACCCTATATGTCTTCGTGTAGGAGCACTCAAGGGTAGCAGCCCCTACTCTGCTGGCCATGTTCTTTATGCTGTGTACTTCCTTGCTATCGGCAGCTGTGGCCTAACGGTCAGCGTGGATCAAGGGCTGAACTGGAGCACAGGGATAGCTCTTGAGACTTGTTTTGCTGCAGGAGCCGATGGAGACCTTGCTAGGAGTGCTTCAGATCAGGATGTGATTTATTGGGTTGGGTGGGGGGTAGGTATCGCTCCTCCGTTCCCGCATTACACCCTCCAAAAATCTATAAACCGGGGAGGAGCGTTCTCAGTGATCTGGGCTTGCCACTATGCCCCTCCTTCCACGACGCAGCGGCCAAACGTCCACATCTGGGACCCTGACGATGCGTACATGGCCGCCGGAGGCCAGAGCGTCCACCACACTACCGACGATTGGGACTCGTACGACACCTATACGAACGCCGACGGCTTCCATGTGGACGGGCTCAGCCGCGTGATGGACGCCAAGCATTACCTGTACTTGTGGAGGTGGGACAACCCCGAGGGGGGGCAGAGCCAGCACGTCATCGGGGTTTCCGAGGACAAGGGCGCAACCGTGGAAGGCAAGGCGGGGGACGACCCCGTCACACCGAGCGCGACGTCGATCCCGAACGACTGCGGAGGGGTGGCAGGGATCCTGCAGATATGGACGGAATGAAATGAGAGGTTTGGAGCAGGCCAGATACCAGGCCCAGCGCTCTTTCAAGAGGAGGATCGACGAGAAAGAGACGCTGAACCCGGCCATCATCGCCAAAGTTGGCAATGGGGCGGGAACGGTGGTGGTGCTTGGTAGACCCGGGTGGATATATGTGCGATTGCACGGTGACGACAACCAGCTCACCGAGGCGAAACTGGGGATACCCCTGGATACCGGCAGCCTGAACGATGCCTGGGTGAGGGTGAGGAAAGCAAGCCCACGAAAGGCATCCTACTACGTCGTGCAGGAATTCGTTACCTCCAGCACGGGAGACCCCGCTCCCCCAATGTCGGCTCATCCTCTCGATCCCGATGGTGGGCCGCATACGGGAACCCTCCCAGAGGCCAAAGTAGAGTTCGATGATTCGACGGGCCACGATCACGCAGGCAGCGGGGGCAAAGGGAAGAAGATCAGCCATCCCGATCTGCTTGGCGTGACAGCGGACCAACACCATCTTAAGATCCATGCCCCCGCCCATAAGAGTGGGGGGGAGCAGCCCCTGGATGTGAAAGAGCTGGTGGACAGCGAAGGGCGGCTGCTGACCGGAGTTCAAAAGGCCGACCTCACCGATGGGGGATTGACTGTGCTCCACCAGCACGCAGGAGGGGCAACAGCCAGCGTGTTGATCACCCTCACCAACCGCACGGGCGGTCAACGGACGGCGGGGGATGTCGTGGTGACAGACCCCGATGATGATGAGTCGTTCGTGGGCACGGCGGCGGTTGGCTACCAGGGCAAAGTGCTGGTGGTAGGGGAAACCATCGCAGACCTGACCGGGGGCCTTTGCTGGGAGCGAGGCGGCCCCTTCGATGTCAAAGTGACTGGCGCAGTCGATAGAAACGACGGCCTTCGCACCTCGGCTACGATCTATCGGGCGGCGGCTGCCCCTTCTTTGACTGGCACGGGCGTGTTCGCCATTGCCCTCTCTCCGAACATCAGCGGTGAGGGGACGATCAAGGCCGTCTTCTTGGATGCTATTGGTGGTGGAGGGGGCGGCGTAGGTGGTGGTTCAGAAGTCGCGGGTTGTCATGTTATCTCCTACCCAGTCAGCAATGAAACCCTCAATGAAGGGAATACCTATACATCGGGCGATTTGAGGGATGGCACGTATGTACCCGTCGATGCCGTTGGTGTATGGTTGATGCTGCATGGGAAGGCGAGCGTTAGTGCGAAAGTTCTTGCTGTGGATTCCGCAGATGATATCCCCGATAGCTACAGTTCTCGGCTCATGTCGCAAGCGGCCAATACAAGTAACGCCGGCCTTACAATGGTACGACTGGGGACGGGTGAAAACGCAGGAAAAATCAAGATTAAAGCCATAACAGGCAATTGGATATCGATATATGCTTGGCCTGTTGGGTACTGGAAGTAGGTAGCAATTTCGTAGCAGGCTCACGAGCCACTCTGTACGGGATCAGTTAGACTGAAAGGAGGACAACATGGACCACCTACAACATCTCCTGATGGCCTTCGCGCTGGGGATGCCGCCGGGGATCCTTTTTGGTTTCCTGGTCGGCTACCATGCCGGGAAGGCCCAGATTCTGGAGAGGTACCTCAAGATCGAAGTGGGCTGGGGTCCGAAAAGTGTCACCTAAGAAGAAGGAGAGCCTCCGGTCCTACGTGAGGCTCGACCTGGCCTTGTACGCCGTGATCATCGTAATTTGCGTGCTCGCTCTGGCCACCTTGACAGGACACAAGCCGGATCTCGGTGTCCTGACAGCGCTGATCGGGTTGGCAACTGCCCTCGTGACCGCGCTGATTACCTATTTGCGAGGGAAGGCGGCGAACAATGAGGAAGAGGGGAAGTCATGACGTTTGCGGATTACGAGCGGCCGGCCACCCTCCGGGGCTTGCACGGCTCCCACACAAACACTGTCTCCTTTGACAGACCGAAGTGGCTGGACATCGTGAGATCCGTCCTGCCTCATGGCGGCTGGTTCAAGATAGTCGATACCGAGAACGCAGGGCAGAAGGAATGGGCCAGGATGCTCAGGGGAGCAGGGATCATGCCTATCATTCGGCCCTTCCTCCCCACTTGCACGCCGGTACCCGATGCACTGAAGGCCTATATCATCGAGGGGATCACCAAATGGATCGAGCCCTGGAACGAGCCAAATATCGATGAGGGATGGCCTGGGCGTGAGAACTTCACAGGCGTGGCCGAACTGGTAGACTCCTGGCTTGCCGAGGCGGAGAAGATCATTAGCTGGGGCGGCTATCCCGCCTTCCCCTCCTTTGCCCAGTGCGGTCCCCACCCCGATTACTCTAGCGTTAAGTGGTACAAGCTCCTTTTCGCCTACATGGGTGATCACTGTCGCGATAGGGCAAGGGCAGTCTTTCTGAACGGAGCCTGGCTCGCCGTGCATGACGCCGTCCTCAATCGCTTCTGGAAAGATCAAGAGGGCCAATATCACTTCGAGCACCCCTACAGCGAGCTGGTCTATGAGCACATCGGCTGGAGGCCGACCCTCTGGGAAGACGACAGCTCTCTCATCGGCCACCAGGTGCCCGTCTACCTCATGAAAAAGCACCTGGGAGAGGACATTGATGTCCCCGTGATCTCCACCGAGGGAGGCGTCTTCGCAGCGTTGATCGGCGTGCAGGCCGACGGTGCGTACCCTGCCTTCGATGAGGGTGAACATGCCAGGGCCACGGTGGCCATGTATCGCTGGCTGGAGCGGTATCAGAAGACCTACCCCTGGTACTTCGGCATGTGCCCCTGGAAGTTCGCCCCCTTCGGTCATCAGCACGATGCGTGGCCTGGGGACAACTGGATAAAAAAGGGAGGCAAAAGACTGGCCGTAGTGGAGGCCGTCAAAAGGATGGGCCCGTCCGATCCTGACGCAAAGCCGATAGGACCGATCGGGCTCTTCCGGGAGGAACCGATGGAGAAGCCGATTAGAGTACTCATCCGCGAGGATATAACGGATCCAGGCAGCGCCAAGATTCGGGTTGATACCCTGGAGCTGGAAGGATATCTGCGAGGAGTGGTCCCTTGCGAGATGCCTCCCTCCTGGCCGAAGGAAGCGCTCAAGGCGCAGGCTGTGGCGGCCAGGTGCTACGCAGAAAGGGCTCGCGCACATCCGAGGCACGAAGAGGATGGGGCGGATCTGTGCAACACGGAGCACTGTCAAGTGTGGCTGCCCAGCCATTTCAATTCTACGGACGAGGCTGTCGAAGAAACTAGGGGCATCGTAGCGCGCTATGAGGGACAAATCATCAACGCCTTCTACTCCGGGCATTGCGGAGGTCGTACCCTGGGGAACGAGGAGGTTTGGGGAGGAGTACCCCTTCCCTATTGCAGGGGCGTGGATTGCATAGCCAAAGGGAAGCGTTGGGGCAGCGAGCAATATGGTCACCGGGTGGGCCTGTGCCAGTGGGGAGCTCATGACATGGCGCAGCAAGGCCACGACTATATCACGATCCTGAAGCACTACTATGAGGGGATCACCATCGAGGGGGCGGAGATCCCCTGCGAGGACCGGGTCCGGGAACTGGAGGCTATCGTCGCCGAGCGCGACGCCACTATCGAGGACTATCGGAATAAGGCAAGGGGGGCGAGGGACATACTCGATGGGATGCTTGAGTCGTGAGATCCTGATCACGCTGATGCTTCTCGCTCTCCTTGTGGTCATCTACTGCATCCTTTGGCCGGCGGGACACTGGGAGATGCTGTGATGCTTAATGCTGTGGGGCCCCACAAAAACGGTTAAGACAGATATCTGTCCACGTACGCCTAGACTTTCCGCTGGAGAGAGACGTTTTCTTAACCAAACTAGAAAGGAAAGGAGGTGAAAGAGATGAAGAAGGTTGTGCGAACCGCGATCGCGGTCATCTTGGTGTTCACGCTCATGGCCACCCCGGTATGTGCCGCTCCGGCAACGCCGGAGGAATACGGGGCGAAGATCCTGGAGTACATCGGGCTCTTCTTCGCCGATCCCCGCGTGCAGACGATCCTGGGGTTGATCATCTTGGAGGTATTCCTGGCCGTGGCTGCCGCCCTAAAGAAAGGCCAATTTGAGTGGCGTCGGCTGGCCGACTTCTACCGGACCATGGTGATCCCTTATCTCCTCGGCTTTCTCGGGTTCTTCCTGGCGGGAAAATTTGTGAAACTGGCGCTTGTAGAACCCTATGATGTGATCGTCGGCGAGGGAGCGATCTGGCTGGCCTGGATCACCCTGGTCTTCAACCTTGTGGCAGACATATATGCCAAGGCGAAAGAGCTGGGGATCCCGCTGCCAGATCTTCCGGGGTTTCCGCCGGAATGAAATTGTGATATAATGATCTGGCGGGATCGAGATCAGGAGAGAGCCCCGGATGTTCGGGGCTCTCTTTGTTTATGCTGCCTTCTTCACCAACGATGAGATGCGGATCAAGTGCCGCTTCATCGTGGCCGTGGGGATTGGGGATTACCGGGCTCTGCACAAGAACAATGTAGCCTAGCGCGAAGCGGATCGCGAACGGTCGGGGCGGTGCACGGGCTCAAGATGGCTGTTCTCGATGATGGCCGCGCCCCGCCGAAACCAAAATATGCCTGGTCTCGGATTCCTGTAAGGAAAATCCGAGACCAGCGAGAGAATTAAATCCGAGACCAGGGGAGAATTGAGTCCGAGAGCAGGAAGAGAAATAGGAGGCGAAATGGATATCGCAGCACATAAGACGTTGACGACTGATGGAGCGGTGAAGAGCGGGCCGGGAGCGTTGGTGGCGGTGGCCCTCAGCGGGGGCACGGACGCGGCGACAGTTGTCCTCTACGACAACACGGCGGCCTCGGGGACGGTGCTATGCACCCTGAAGGCAGCGGCCAACGAGAGCGCCGTCTTCACGCCGGCTTTGCCCTACGCCTTCGCCAAGGGCTGCTACGCAGACCTGACGGGCACGGGGCCGGAAGTGACGGTGGTCTATTTGTAGGTGAGACACACCGCTACATGTTCCTTTGCTTTGCCAAGGGCTATCACGGTCGCGTTAAGGGAGGCAGCGGAGGAAGAGGATGTAGGTGGGCTGCTCTAGCTCCCTGACTATCTCCTGGAATACCTGGTCGATCTGGGGAGCCAGTAACATGTACACTGCAATGAAGCTGACGGCGGCGAGAATGCACGGCAGCACTAGGAAGAAGAGCAAGGCCACGATGACTGGCGCCTGGGAGATCTCCTTCTCGGCCACGACATAGGTCGAGGCGATCTTGTCATGCCAAGTCTGCTTCTCTGAGTCGAAGGCGGCCCAGAGGTAGCCCAGGCCGATGACCAGGGAGGAGACAATCGAGCCCAAGAAACGGATGAGAGCCTTGCCGAAGTCGATCGGGGAGCCATCTCGTTGTACGATCCTGAGGCCGAGAAGCCTACCACCAGGGCCGGCGCCTAATGAGGTCCAACAAACGACGTAGTAGGCAGCGGAGATCAGCAAAGAGAGACAGACAGAGCAGCCATAGAGAGCCTGGAACTCATCGGGCCCCAGTCCAGCGCCGAGGAAAGAGAGCAGTAACCCGATGAGGAAGCCTACGACCATTATGATGAGGTTGTCGATGAGGAGGGCCAGCCAGCGCACGGCGAAGCCCGCCAGGGGGAGAGAGGGTTCGGTGGTGAAATCTTCCACGTTCACCTCCTTCCTGTGAAGTTTGGAGTTGCGGTTACAAAACATTGTAGTCTGATTGTGCAGGAGAGTCAAACACGAGGTGAGCCATGAACCTAGCAACGATGCGTGACAACGTGGAAGCGGACCTGGACGATGCGGGGAACGCCATCTGGTCCACGGACGAGATAGACCGGGCCATCACCCGGGCGCTGGTCGAATATTCTAAGGTTAACCCCCTGCGAGCCGTGACCACTATAGATGTCACCTCTGAGACGCGGGAGTTCGACCTATCGGGGGTCTAGTCAGGCGATGTGATCCGGCTTTATTACCTCAAGAAGCAGACCATCGATGGGCTGGAGGGAGCCACGGCCACCACCGTCTCCGCGGACGATGAGGAAGTGATCATCTTGGGGGCTACGGCCCACGCCGCCTTAGAGAAGGCGCGN